CTAGGTGCAGAAATAAGCGAGGTAGTTATCAAATGAGTAACTTAGTAGAGGCAATATGTTGCAAATGCCAAATTCAATTCGATATATTGGCTAAATGGTATTCTGCACCAGCACTATGCTACGATTGTGCTATGGATAAGGCAGGTTACTAAATGAAACTAACACAACGAGGCAAGAACCTACAACTAGTGCTATACACAATAGTATTTACGATACTAGCGATAGGTATTTGGCATAAGTATTTCAATAACAATAATTGCACAGACAAATACACAGCAGAAGTATTGTCCAATGTATTCCTATACGGCGAGGGTATCGAAGTAGATAGAGCCATTACTGCAATATATAACAATGGTGGGTGGGAACAATACGATACCAATGGCGAGGTGTCAGTCGTGTTTCCTTGTCTAAAAAATGAAGGACTTGTATAAGTTGTTTTGGGTATGTGTAGTGAGTGCTAAAAAAAGTGCTCACTATGTTTTTTGATTTTATTTTTTTAAAATGTGCATCATACATCTGAACAAAATATTCAGATTTTAGTAAAAATGGTTTTATAATATATTAACCAGGGCCTATACCTCTAACATTATGTTACGTAAAGGACATGATCTGCGGATCTATCAAGAGACATGATCTCTGAGAATCGCATAGCCCCTATCGTCTGCTTAGGCACGGTAGGGGTTCTTAATTAGGTGTATACTATAAACATGGCTGATTATATGTATAATGAGTTCTTTGAAGTAGTTAATTGTGATTGTTGTGTATATGATACTGACTGTATAGGTCAACTTAAATTATGGGAAGATAACGAGCAAAAGCCAAATTAAAAAATTTTCAGATTTTATTGGCAGCCGTGTACTTCGTAAATCTTTTGTTTGGTTTTTTCAAATAAGTGTTTGTATCTAACGTTAGCAAAATATCCACATAGATCTTCTTGGGTAGCGAACCATGCTTTATCTAATGGATTCTTTTCATCAGCAATTCTTTGAGATGAAACTAAAAATATATCGTAATAGTCTCCATCTTTAAAATCTGAATCTGGTCTAAAGTGAACATGATGAGATCCTGAGAACCATACTGCATCATTAGAATTAGTTTCGTATAAAGTATCTTCTACGTAATAATCCCAGTTAACGGTTTTGTTAAGTTGAATTGTATTTGTAACATGCATTCTGTCGTGATGTTTGTCACAATGTGGCATCAGACTTGGCATTCCAGCCTCATTTGTATATCTAGCAAAGAACACACCTGGATCACGAACTGGTTCGCCAACTAATGATTCCATTCTGTCTTTAATTTTCTTTTTAACTGAATCAGGATATCGAACTGTTCCTTCTGGATCTTCGTTTAAAATATAAAATCCGTTATTAGAAATTTTAAGAAAGAATGCCCATTGATCGTTTGCTTCGTCAATTCCTCTTTGCATGGTTTTTACAACAACGTCATAAATTGAACCATATTCTTCAGCGGTAAAAAAGTTTGGCTCTAAAAAGTGATCTGGTTTGGCAGGCTCAACGTGATGTGCTTTCCACTTTGGGTCTAAAGGTTCTAATGTGTTTTCCATATTCATCCTATTCGTTGTTTCCATTATAGTTCATTTTTTTGTTATAGGATTCGATATCATATAGTTGATCCCACTTAAGACACCATTGACCATTTCGTTCATCCATAATTTCAAAATGTTTTTCATCTAAAGTTCTATCTTCATCTGTTAATTCGTCAACTTGACATACCATAATGTCGTAATAATCATCTTCTTTAAATTCAACGTCAGGTCTCCAATGTATGTGATGAGATCCTGAAAATAGCACTCCGTCATTTGTGCGGGGTATAAACTTTTCACCTTCAACATATATATCCCAATTAAAGGTAGTATCTAACACTATAGCAAGAGAGAAAGTTCCTTTCTTTAAAGCCCTATCATAATGTGGCATAAGCAAAGGTTTGTGACCTGTCTTTAATGAATATCTAGCATAGTGAACAGATATTCTTTCAATACTTATTCCTAGTTCTGTTCCTATCTTTTTCCATAAAACATTAGAAGCATCGTTATTTAAAAACATGCCTACTGATTCATATCCAAGTTCTTCAACAATTCTCACATAGTCTGGAACTTTTCTATTTTTTTCTACTTCTTTATAAACGTTAGCATAATCTTCATCATTAAAAATATTTTTCATTAATTTTGGTTTTAAGGTTTGGTATTTACTCAGACTCATATTGTCTCCACCACTCAGTGCTTTTCTCTGCTCTGTTCTTAACCATATGACCCCAATAATAGTCATCAAGTTTAACTGGATTCTTATCTATAAATTGAACTAAGAAAAAATCATAATAATCATCTGGACCAAATTCTATTTTTGGTCTCCAATGTAAATGGTGTGTTCCAGAAAAAAGAAATGCTTGGTTTGACTTAATTTCAAATTCTTCATCTTCAGCAATAATGTTCCAATCAAGCGTGGTATCTAAAATAATTGTCAACGTAATAGATCCGTTATCTATCATAGTATCAAAATGTGGTTTTAGAACTGGAGGATTTCCAGTTTTCCAGGTATATCTATTATAAATAAACATATGCTTATCTGGATCACTATTTAAAGGATAAATCTTATTAATCTTATCCAACATTATCTGATTGTATGGTTCTTCAATGTAAACATTTCTAGCAAAATATCCCATTTGAGCATTCAATTGATCATCATTAAAATTATGTTTCTCAATTAACTCATACAAACCTTTGTATTCGGATTCTGTAAAAAAATCGGGGATTACAGTTGGCTTCAAATCAAAATAAGGTTTATCTTTACTTGGCCATTTCATTTACTGAATAACACCATTGTCTTTTAACACATCGTGTAACAAACCATTCATATACTTTAACTGTTCAGCACCTTGTTCAATAAATGATTCCATCTCTTGGCTAGTTATAGCACCAGCATCAACAAGACTTCTGTTATAAGTATTAACAGTGTCACACATTAGTTGTACGATTTCATCTCTGTACATTCTTTATACCCTTTCTCGGTCTTATCCTATTATAGCCTATACTGTAGAAAATAACCAGAAATTTGACATACTAGCATGTTTCATGCAGAGATTGTCAATGTTAGGGTTTGTTACTTCTATTTGTCGGGCGACTTAAATACCGTTCCAAAAAATGTAAAACACTGTTATAATTTAACTTACCATGGAAATTAAAATGGCTGCCGAAGTTATCGTGAGTGTCTTATCCATAATCGGATCTATCGCCCTAGGTGTTAGATGGATGGTAAAACATTATTTAAGCGAACTTCGTCCGAATTCAGGATCCTCTCTCAAAGATCAAGTAAATCGCTTAGAACAAAAGGTAGAAATAATATATGACATCATATTGTCGAATTCTGAAAAACCTTCTAAGCGTCAAAAATAATTTCGCTCTATATATATAATATATATCTTATATAAGGTATCTTAAGGTATTAGGATATCTTTTTTTCTTTATATATATTAATTATACACATTGTTTTTCTGGCTTCATATAATTTCCCTCACAAACCTTAAAAACCAATTATAACAATTTGGTAAATTCTTTATTAACAACTTATCCACAAACCTTATATTTACCTGGCATGATATAATTTTTTAATCTAACACCTGAGTTGCTCTCGATACCCACCGCTTCTTGGGTGTTGGACTTTTAATTTTAATAAAATGATATAATGCTAACATGTGCACAACCGTAGAAAAATTTGGATCTGACCCTGCCACTCTTAAATGGCAAATTATTCGTGGAGACTCTTCTCTAATTAGAATTGACTTTTTACAAAACGACGAAACCACACATTACGACACAACAGGGTGGACTTACCTTGCCTCCGCATATGACCCTAAAACCGATATAATCGACCCTTTAACGGTAGTTTCAGGCTCAGGGTATGTTCAGATAAAGGTAGACCCAAGTTTGAGTGCTTATTGGGGTTCTACGTACCGTTCTAACGTTGCAGAATTAATGTTTGATTTAGAAGTTACTATTGACGATACAGTTTGGACACCAGTTATAGGAACGATTACAGTTCTTGGTGACGTAAGTGGTACTTTATAATGCCAGTTATAAAAATTTCAAATATTAAAAATGATTTACCTTCTGTTATAAAAATAACAGATTCAACAGGTTCAGTCAAAGTAGTAAAAATAACAAAATAAGGAGGCTCTCATGGCAATATCACGTAGCATGGGATTTCCTATCCAAGAAAAACAAAAAATTAATGCCATTGAGCAAGAAACCCCACAATTACAATTTTTACCAGTTCCAGGACCAACAGGTGCACAAGGCCCACAAGGACCAATGGGACCACAAGGCACACAAGGTCCTAAAGGAGATAAAGGTGATAAAGGCGAACCAGGATCTAATGGTAAAGATGGCAAAAATGGTAAAGACGGTAAAAATGGAGAAAGTTATTTTCCAGTTTATAAACAACAAGTAGGTTGGGCTAGTTATGAAAATACATCTTCTAGAGTTTTTAGTATAGATCCATCTAAAGGTGAAAATGGTTGGCATGATTTATATATTGATAAGAAAAATATCTTAAAAAACCATTCATTTTTACCATCAAATTGCAACACCTTTTATAATGAAGAGTCTAGGGCTTTTACCTTTAGAAGTTTAGAGATTGGCTCAATTGTTAGATTAACCTATAACTTTTCATTAGAGACTTTTGTCAACAATACAGAATTTTGGTTTGCTACCGTATACCCCGAAATAGACAGGTCAGTTCTAACTATGGTTGGTTCATTTAAATATCAAGGAATATTTGATTTAACAGTTGATCAAACTATTCATATTGAAAATAAAGAAATGTGGTTTAACTTTTGTAGACCTTATGCTAAATCAGATTTTCTTACAAATTTAGCACTAAAAAAAATATACGTATCAGTTTCATAGCATGATATAATAAAACAGGAGGGTTTATGGCATTTCCAGGCACATACAACATTAGTTACTATAAGGGTGACCGTTATGAATTTGTTATATACCCTAAAGATGCTGCAGGTAACACTTTTGATTTAACTGGCTTTACCTCTGCCTTTTCAATTGCCTCATCAACAGGACCAGATCCAGAAGAGGGTCCATTTGCAGCAAGTGCAGTTATTAGTAATGATAAAACAAAAATTACATGTGTTATATTACCAGAATTAGGTGCATCAAGTTTAGACGCAGGAACTACATACTATTACGATGTTCAAGTATCAAATGGAATAGAAGTTGTTTATACACTTCTAAAGGGAACAATTAGCGTAACAGCAGATGTAACTGGTGCATAATGGCTGATGTAGTATTAACCACAGATGAACTTTTAGTATTAAGCGGACCAAGTAGTGTAAACGTAGAAGTTGACTTTGGACCTGAAGGAGAACGTGGAAGTTTATTCTATGTTTCAGTAGGAAATCCAAATACAGCACTTGTTGGGCAAACCCCAAAAGCAAAAGACTTATGTGTTAATGTTTTAAAAACAGATAATGAATATTCATACGTTTATCAATATAACTCAGATGGTGCTAATGGATTTCAATGGTACCCAATAATTAAATTAAGTCCACTTCAATATAACAAAATACTAACTGGAACATTTGTTGATGGGTCTAAGGTGTTTAATATACCTGTAAATTATATTGTTGATGAAGAAACTTCTCAAACCTTAACTAGTGCAAATTTTAATATTACATATAGCATTCCAAATAATAACCCAATAGCATCTTCTATAGAAATAGGATCATTTACAAATGACCCAGTAAGTGGATTACAAGTAATTCCAGTAACAGTAAATGCTGTTGAGTACACTGGATCTGCTTGGCAAGATTTAGATGGTGTAAAAACAGTTCATTTTGTAATATCTATCGTGGTATAATGAGGATGGTGATGATAGATGGCTGATGTTAGCATAGGAAATATATATTCGACTAAAGTTCCAGGTTATGAAGATGCCGCAGATATTCAGTCTGCCCTAAGAACATATCATTATGGATCAAGTTCATACGACGAAACAAATAGTAATACTGCAGCATTAGTAAACCCATCAATTGCATATCATTTAAAAAATATTCAAGATTCAATTGATGCATTAGAGGCATTAGGAACAGGTTCAGTAGTTTCAAATACTCAACCTACAGTTGTTCAAGAAGGATTGTTATGGTTAGATATTGATTCAACACCAGGCAATGCACCAGAATATCCAACAGCAGTTTATACAGCAATAGAGCCATCAACACCAACAGACGGAACTCTTTGGGTTGTAAAAGGATCTAGTCCACTAGAAATGAAAATTTATAATGGCACAACAGAAGATTGGGATACCATAGGTGCATAATGGCTGATAACATAGTTTTAAAAGAAATTGCAATTGCAAAATTAGTTGCACTAGGTTTAACAGAAGAAGAACTTAAAGCAATAGGAATTGGTGCATAATGGCATCACTAAATACTGGCGGTAAAACAGCATATGTTTATGATCAAGAAACAGATACATTTTATGCAATTGGTGGAAATACGAACACTGCTGCAAACTATATTTGGTCTGGAACACATGAATTTCAAAGTAATGTTACATTTTCAGATACTAATGCAGTAATTACAGCAAAGGCTGGAGTAAATAATTATTTAAATCCTGCAGCAAGAGATGCGGCATTAACTTCTCCAGTAAGAGGGACTGTTTGTTTTGTTAGACAAACTGCTGGTGGTGCAGCAATTAACGATTTACAATTTTACAATGGAACAAACTGGATATCTTATGGTGGATTGGTTACTTTTAATAAACAGGCTGGTAGCGGAACACAAAACTATAGTTTAACATTAAGTGATATTGGTCAAAGTATAACTTTTGATTCTACAGGAACTTGGACAGTAACAATTCCACCTAATTCTAGTATTGCTTTTCCAATAGGTTCAGAAATAGATGTATTTAGAATGAACACTGGCTCTGTTACATTTGTTCCAGATACAGGAGTTACTTTAAATAGTAAAAATGGAAATAGATCTATTGCAGCAAGGTATTCAGGTGCATCCTTGTTTAAATTTGATACAAACACCTGGCTTCTAGTCGGCGATTTGATCGCATAGGAGATTATCATGGCTTTGTTTGGAAAATTAGTTAAATATGTAGTAGCAAAAGGAATGAAACTAGTTCCTAACTTTATTGGAAGAACAAGTGCACAGGCTCAATTAGATGTAGTTTCAGAAGGTTTTTCTTTAGGAAATGTTACAACTACAGTTTCTGGAGAACCATCAGAGTTAGCAAATGATGGATTAATTGTTGAACAAAATCCAGCAGTAACTACTCCAGCAGATTACGAATCAACTGTTGATTTAACTGTTAGACAGTTTAGTTTTACACCATTTGGAGTATTTGGATTTTCTCCTTTTACAGTATTTGGATTTTCTCCTTTTAACGTTTTTGGATTTTCACCTTTTAACGTATTTGGATTTTCACCATTTAGAGTCTTTGGATTCTCACCAACCACTTATGTCCCTAGCCCATATTGCATAGATCAAGACACACCAGTATTAACTAAAGAAGGATATGCATTAGCAAAAGATATAGTTGTTGGAGATATCTTAATTACTAGAACATTTGATGATTTGCCAGTAACTAATCATGAGGGTCTTAGATCTTGGATAGGTGAAACAAATAAAGAATATAAAACTATAGAATCCATAGTAACAAAAGTTACAAAAACTAATGTTTTAGAAACCATTATAATTAATGATGATCAATATAAAAGATTTTCTACTCAAGAAGATATTTTAGTAATAAGAGATAACAAATTGATGTTTATTGTTTCTTCTGAATTAAAAATAGGTGATGAAATAGTTAAAAGTAAAGAATTTGAAAATGAACCACGTTATATTGTTAACAAAATAGAAGTAGTAAAAGAAGACAGAGATGTCTACGATTTTATAAGAGAACCTTTTGGTTTGATCGTTGCAGACTCTCTATTTGTATATAATGCTTATCCAGTAGATTAATCTTTTGGAAACTGGTACATGAACTCTCTGGTTCTAGGAGTTATATTTTTCCAAGGAGACCAATCTTTTCCACCATCACTCATTATATAAGCAACCTGACAGTTAATTGATGGATTTAAAAGTTGACTGGTATATTCTAAATTATATTTTTCTTTTCTATCTTCATTTAAAGCACCAATCATATTGATTTGAAACAAGCCATAAGACCTATCTCCAGTTTTACTATTACCATTAAAGGCCAAAGCGTTACCCATTGACTCTTTTTTAGCAATAGCCCAAGCCTCTATTAGGTTTTTACCCTCAAAACCACAGGCAGATAGTAAAGTTTTTAATTCTATATCTGTAAGTTGGCCCTTATCTTGATATTCAGCAAGAACCCTTACGTTATCTCTAGATGGCTTGTCTAGGTGATCTGGTCTAGAAAGCAAAAAAACCGCTTCAGCGGTAAATGTTGTATATTGATCATTTTTGGGGTTTGTTTCAACACCTTGAGCATTAGAAATATTCATAAATACTGAAAGTAACCCAAGACTTGCGAGTAATCCTATTAAAAATTTTTTATCTTTTTTCATAGTTTTCCTCCTAAGAAAACATGACACCCTGGTAGGTGTCATGTATCAAGTATAACATCTATTTGCCAGCATGTCAAATCAAAAATGTTATATTAGTAAGATAATACAAAAAATAATTTAAAATGATATAATATTTACATGGCAACAGGTCAATCAAGCATATATAATTTACCATATCCACAAGTTGATGATAGCGTAAATGTACATGGAGATATTGCATCTCTAGCAAATTCATTAGATAGTACACTTGCTGGACTTGGATTATCTTACATGAAGTTAGATGTAATTAATACATCTGGTGGATCAATAGCAGCAGGTTCTCCTGTATTTATTAATGGTCATAATACTGAACAAGATTTAACAACTGTAAATAAAGCAGTTCCATCAACTACAGCACCAATATTAGGATTGTTAAAATCAACTACAGCAAATAATGCACAAGGAGTTTGTGTAGTGTCTGGAGTATTGCCAGACGTCAACACATCTGAATTTGTTGCTGGTGATATTTTATATGTAAAAACTGGTGGAGGATTAACAAATGTTAGACCAGCCAGTGGTGCTGGTGCAGTGGCAGTTTGTGCTTATGCAGATGCATCTAATGGAGTTCTTGTAGTTACTGCTAAAGGTAATGGTACCTGGGGAGCATTAAAAAACGGTCTTTCATAATTATTCATTCAAACATGATATAATTACAATATGGCCACTCTAAGAAATTCTTCTCAAGATTTATATAACGTAGGTGCTAAACCCCCAACTGTTAAATGGACAGTAGTACGTGGTGACACCTCAGCATTTAAAGTTTACGTAACAGATGATTTGCAGGTTCCTTTAAATATTCCAGACTGGACTATTGCTATGAAAATTAAAAGACCAAACAACTCTTCAGATCTTGGAGTTATAACAGACAATGCAACTACAATTATGGCTTTGAGTCCAGCAGCAGATGCAGATGACTTGGCTGGAGAATTTACAGTTAGACTTACAGCAGAAGAGTCACATAATCTCGAAACAGGAGATATCTTCGATATCGAGTTATCAACAACTGAAATAGTCTGGACAGTTGCACAAGGTAGCCTGATCATCCTTGAAGATGTAACTGACTAATGGCAACAGCAATTATTGTTGATGATAATAAACAAAAAGTAAGACGCATTGAAACTTCAAACTATTATCAAACCAACATATCTTACAAACCTAGAACAGTAGAAATAAACTACACCTTGCCATTTAGAATAAGATTTACAACAATAACAGTAGAAGGATATGGTCCAAACAACGTACCCCCAATTCCTTTACAGGTTATTGGCTATAGCAACTATATACTTTAGAATAGAAGATAGATATGTCAGAAATGATTAACGGTTTATACCCTGGAGTTATAAAACCAAGCAAAACAATAGCAGGATGTATAGATATATATAATGATGTTTGGAAAGATTCGTTACAAACTATTATAGATGTAGAAAGAGAATGTTCTAATCCAAACAGTGATTTGCATTGGTCTAGAGCAGAAACTATGGGTGTAGGATATGATCAAAATCATAGAACTAATTACAATATGGGTATTACTTATCAATCAAACTTAGGAAGTTCATTAGCACAAAAAATTCATAATCAAATGTATATGCTTCTTCTTTCTACCACTATAGATTATAACAAAAGATATGGGGTAGAGGGTAAGTTATGGCATGAAGAATATAATATGTTAAAGTATTCTTTTGGTCAAGAATATCATTCTCATTATGATGGTGGAACTGGTTCTGGAAGATCCTTGTCAGCAATTTTATACCTTAATGATGATTATGAAGGTGGTCAAATTGAATTTGTAAACTTTAATATAACGATTAAACCCACTGCTGGAATGCTAATTTTGTTTCCTTCAAATTATGCATATCGTCATAAGGCTTATCCAGTTACATCAGGAACAAAATATGCAATAGTTACGTGGTTACATGACAGACCTTTTAAAAATGAAATATACCATGGTGTAGAATAGACACATGGATAAAAAACCTAGCATCTTTATAGCAACTCCAATGTATGGCGGGGTATGCCATGGCTACTTTATGAAAAGCGTAATGGGATTAGTAATGAAACTAACCTATCAAGGATACAAGGTAACATTTAATGATCTATATAACGAGTCTTTAATTAATAGGGCTAGAAATACCCTAACAGAGATGTTTTTAAGATCAGATGCTGACTACCTGTTATTTATTGATGGCGATGAGGGCTTTAATGCTGATGGTGTTATAGATATGATAAATTCTGGTTTGGATGTTATTGGTGCTGCCGTGCCAATGAAGGCAATTAATTGGGCTAACGTAGAAAAGGCAGCAGAATTAAAAAAGACTGACTTAAAAAGATATGGTTCTTATGTCAATATAAATTTTGTTAATAAAGAAGATATAAAAAAAATACAAGAAAATCCTACAAAACCACTAGAAGTAAAAAACATAGGTACTGGTTTATTATTAATTAAACGTAATGTTTTTGAACAGATGAAAGAACATGTCGGTAAATATAAAAGTGATCAATTAGATTTGGGTGGAATTAAAAAAGGTGAGTATATTTATGACTTTTGGAAAACACAGGTAGACGAAGAAGAACAAAGGCTTTTATCAGAAGATTACTTCTTTTGTACACTTTGGCGTAAATTGGGTGGTTCTGTATATGTAGCACCACATGTTAAGGTAGTACATGTTGGAACCTACATATTTGTATAAAATGAAATAAAATAATGTTATAATGTGGATATGGCACAAGTATCTATTCCTACAGTAAAATCACGTTATGAGACTGGCGATAGGCCATCTCAACAAGACTATGAAGATTTAATTGACACTACCGCTGCCCAGGCTACTCGTCTTGGTACATTTGGTAATAACGACAACACAATATCAGAAATTCAAAACACAACAGTAATAGATAGTTTTAGTTCAACAGAATGGAGAATGGTTAAGTACCTTGTTTCAATTTCTAAAACAACACAAGGAGATAACTACTTCTACGCAACAGAATTGACTATATTAGTTGACGGAACAAATATTAACGTCAGCGAATATGGGACAATAGACAATGATGGGAATATTGGAACCATAAGCGTCTCACGCTCTGGAAATACCGTGGCCTTAACAGTCACTCCAGATAGCGTTATAAAGCCTGTCACCGTACGTTACGCACGTATGGGACTTAGGGCATAAGGAGAAACAAAATGGCAGTAATAAATAAAAACTTCAAGATTAAGAATGGTTTAATCGTTGAAGGAACAACTGGTACCATCAATAACTATGACATTTTGACAAAAAAACAAGAAGATCAAAATTACATTATAGGTTTGATTGGTGGATCAGCAACAGCAAACGCAACAGCAAACACAGTAGTACTTCGTGATGGAAATGCTAACTTTGCTGCAAATGTAATTACAGCAGATTTAGTTGGAGATGTAACTGGTCAAGTATCAGATATTTCTAACTTTACTACTGATAATTTAACTGAAGGTACATCAAATGAGTACTTTACAGCACAAAAAGTAAAAGATATTTTAACTAACTCAACACAAACTAATATTTCTATAACAGAAGTTGGTGGAGAATTACACATCGCAGCAGAAAACGGTGTAGATGATTCTACAACTGATGATTTAGATGAAGGTACAACAAACAAGTACTTTACAGAACAAAGAGTATGGGACTCACTTGATGGTGGAGATGGAATAACCTTTGGTAACACTGGAACAATCTCTGCAGATCTAGGTTGTGGTCTTGCAATATCTGCTGGACAAATTGCAGTAGATCGTTCAGTAGTAGATACTTGGTACGATGCTTCAGGTGCAGCAAGTGATGTTCAAGATAACCTTGATACACACACAGGTGCATCTTCAGGAGTACACGGCGTTTTAGGTAACGTTGTTGGTACATCAGATACACAAACACTTACCAACAAAACAATTGGTGATGTGCTTACATTTAATGATGGGGCTAACAATAGCACAATTGATGTTGATGGCAATGATTTATATATCAATGCTAATAACAACTTAACATTATCTACAGCAAATGGAGATATTGTTATTAATCCAGACGGTGCAGCATATGTTGGCTCAGCATCAGCAGGTAATGAAATTGCAACTAACTCATATGTAGATAACGCAGTTTCTGGTCTTGATTGGAAGCAAGCAGTAAACGTTCTTGCTACATCTAACGTACCATTAACAGGTTCTACACCATTGTCAATTGATGGTCATGGAGTTGATGACACATACCGTGTATTGTTAACAAATCAAACAACAGCAACACAAAACGGTATTTATGATGCAGCAGTTTCTGGTGGTTCATATACATTGTCTCGTGCAGCAGATGCAGATAACAATGATGAACTTATTGGTGCAGCAGTATTCGTGATGGAAGGTACAACATATAACAACACATCCTGGGTTCAATCAAATCACTACATTAGTGGTTTTGACAACCAAGACTGGACACAATTCTCTGGTTCAGGTTCTGTAGTTGCAGGTACAGGTATTACAGTAGATGGTCTTGAAGTTTCAGTAGACCGTACAACCGTTGATACTTGGTACGATGCTAATGGTGCAGCAGCAAACGCTGTTAGCGACCACGCAGATGATACAGCAACTCACGGTGTTGGAGAAATTGTTGGTACAAGTGAATCTCAAACACTAACAAACAAAACAATTAGTGGTTCAAGCAATACACTGCAAAATATTCCAAATGGAGCACTTGATAACAGTAGCATTACTATCAATGGTTATGCAACAGCACTTGGAAACAGTGTAACTCTTTCTACAGACGATGTAGCAGAAGGAACAAGCAATGAATACTTCACTGCTCAAAGAGTAAGAGATGTGTTAACTGGTTCAACCCAAACTAACATTTCTATTACTGAAGTTTCTGGACAACTTATCGTTACTGCAGAAAATGGAGTAGACGACTCTACTACAGATGACTTAGACGAAGGCACAAACAATCACTACTTTACTGATGCTCGTGCTAAAGACTCTGCAGCAGATTTGTTAACAAACGCAACATTAACAAATATAACAATTACAGGAAACGCTGCTGGATTAGTAATTACCGCTGAAAATGGTGTTGCTGATTCTGACACAGATGATTTGACAGAAGGAACAACAAACCTTTACTTTACAGATCAACGTGCAGTAGATGCTCTTGAAGCAGTAGTTCCTAACTTCACAGAAATTGATGTTAACAGTGTTGCTAGACAAGTTGCAGCAACAGTAGAAGTTGCAACAGCAAGCACAATTACAGCATTCGATTGGGCAAAAGCATCATTCCGCTCAGCAGAATTCTTAGTAAAAGTTGCTTACGGTTCACACACAGAAGTTTCAAAAGTTATCTTAACTCTTGACTCTTCAGATAACATCGCAATTACAGAATACGCAATTGTAGGAACAAATGGATCCGCATCCACAATTTCTGCAGACGTATCTGGAACAGATGTAAGACTAAGAGTAACAACAGCCAACAATAACTCAGATGTAACAGTTGTTGGTACATTGTTAGTCTAGTAAAAAATTTAGGGGGCAGTAAATGACTACAAATCTAAAAGATTTTAAAGTCAAGAATGGACTAGTCGTAACTAACGGCGGTTCATTTGGAAACGCAGTAGCAGTAGGGGAACCTACATTAGGTAATCATGCTGCTACTAAGGACTATGTAGATTCTCTTGCTGGTGGTACACCAGTTGGAAATACTGCCCCTCTATCTCCAGAAAATGGGGATATGTGGTTTGATACCACGGTAGAAAGATTAAAAGTTTATTATGAAACTGATTGGTTTACAATTGCAACAAGCAACGATGTGCAAAATATTCCAGATCACATTCATGATACAGCAATTGATGGAGACGGAAGAATTGTAACAATCTTTTGGGATGCTGCACAATATGACGATCCACAAATTTCTACATTAAATGGAGGAACCCCATTTTCAACAACATGGGCTGCAACATTTGATGGTGGAAATCCAGAAAGTGAATTTAATTAGAGCGTTAAAAAACTGTTATAATTAAATTAAAAAATAAAAGTAGGTGAGACCTACACAAGGAGACAAAACATGGCAACAAGGATGTTACAACGCAGAGGAACTGCTGAACAATGGTCCAATGCTAATCCTATTTTAGGCTCTGGAGAAATTGGTTTTGAAACAGATACAGGTCAATTTAAAATTGGTGATCAAACCACACACTGGGATGACCTTCCCTACTTTAAAAATATAGAAGATTTAGGCGGAAACCTAGACGATTACATTTTATTAACTGAAAAAGGTGTAGCAAATGGTGTTGCCACATTAAATGCTAATACCGTAATACCAGATGGTCAAATATCTAATACAATTGCTAGAATTGTAGATGTAGAAAATGCAGTATCTAATGCTATAGCAGATTTAACAAATAATGCACCACTTATACTAGATACCCTTGCAGAATTGGCAAATGCCATTAATAATGATGGAGATTTTTATCTAAACTTAGCAAATAGCATTAATAGTAGTTTAGATGCCGCTAATGAATACACAGATAACAATATAAATACTTTAGCAAACAATGTCGCAGATGAAATAGACTTATTAGCAAATCTTGTTGCAAATGATATTGCTTGTGCTGTTTCAGGACTACAAGGTGAAATTTCAAATGCTATAACAACAGCAGAAGCATATGCCGATAATGTTGCTGCCGTTGCTTTAGGAAATGCACAATCATATACTGATGGAGTAGAAGAGTCTCTTTCACAATCTATTGCAAATGCAATTATAGATTTAGAAGACTATGCAGATAATGCAATTTCAAATCATAACCTAGAAACATTAAATGTTCATGGTATATCAAATACAGCAACATTAGTTACACTTACAGATTTAAGCAATCACGAATCTGATACCTCTAATGTTCACGGTATTACAAATACCCTGGCTATAGTATTTACAGATGATGCACGTCTTTCTGATGCAAGAAATCCACTTGATAACTCTGTTACAAATAATTCTATATCAGGAACAATTGATCAAAATAAAATTACAGATCTTGCCATAACTCTTGGAAATCTAGCCTCACTATCTGGAGCAGATTTTACTGGAAACGTAACAATAGATCAAAATCTAACAGTTGACGGAGATTTTGTAGTTAATGGAAGTAATGTGTTAGTATCTGCAACACAAATTCAAATTGAAGATACATTGTTACAACTTGGACATACAAATGCTAATAATGTGTCAGATATGGGTGTTGTTGTTTCTTACAATGATGGAACACAAAAACATTCTGGTATCGTAAAAGATGTTACAGACGGCAAATGGAAATTATTTGACGGAGTTACAACAGAACCAGCAACTACAGTTAACTTTAGTGAAGGATCATTAGACACCTTAGCAGTATTAGCACTTGAAGCAAATTCAATAAGTGCTACAGGAGCAATTACTGCATCTGCAAATGGTATCGTATTTACAGACGGTACACAAACAAAAGAAGCAGTTCCTTCACGTACACCTATCATTCAAAAAACATCAAATTATACACTATCTGCGTTATCAGAAAGAGATAGTTTGATTGAAATGAATGCTAATAATCCAATGACATTAACCATACCAGGAGACAATGTTGTAGATTTTCCAATTGGAACATCAATTGATATTTTACAAACTGGGTCAGGTCAAGTAACAATAGCACCAGACAGTTCTTCAACAATTAATGCCACACCTGGACTTAAATTACGTACTCAATGGTCATCTGCTACCCTGTTTAAAAGAGCAGCAGATACTTGGGTCGTATACGGCGATTTAACTGCATAAAGACTTGGTATAATAAAGAGAACAAGGAGATATAATGGCTGTAAATAAAAAAAGTGGTAAGAGATCACAAGGTGCTAACGACTTTCTTATGCCAAAAGCACCAACTATTGGCACAGCAACAGATGTTGGAACAGCCAGACCATTTAATAATGGTGCAGCAACAGTAACGTTTACAGCAGATCCTACATATGCTGCAGATTCTTTTACAGTTACTTCAACTCCAGGTAGTTATACAGCATCTGGATCATCATCTCCTATCACAGTGACAGGTTTACAATCTGACACATCTTATACTTTTACAGTTACTGCTACAAATGCTTATGGAACATCTGATGCATCAGCAGCATCAAACTCAATTACAGCAACAACTGTTCCAGCAAAACCAGCAGCACCAAGTGCATCATCACCAAATGCTGATCAAGATCAAATTTCATGGACTGCACCAGCAAACGGTGGAAAAGTAATTACAAACTATTATTGGGAATCAAACGACGGTAAATCAGGAAACACAGGAACAACAACAAGTGCAACAGTAGCACAAGAAGCAGGAACAGCACAACAATACAGAGTTGAAGCAACTAACGCTAACGGAGATTCAGAATTTTCAGATTATTCAGCACAAGTAACAACAACATTTTCTTTTGTACCTTTTGGTGTATTTGGTTTTTCACCTTTTACAGTATTTGGCTTCTCACCATTTAACGTATTCGGTTTTTCACCATTCAACGTGTTTGGTTTCTCACCTTTCAGAGTATTTGGATTCTCTCCATTTAGAGTATTTGGTTTTTCACCAACTACATATTGTGTAGACGAAGATGCTCCAGTTCTTACAACAACTGGAAATAAAAAAGCAAAAGATATTCAACTTGGAGACAAGTTAATAGTAAAAGCATTTGAAGAAATGCCTGTTGGAGATCTATTTAAAATTGTTCTATGGAAAAAGAAAGGTAATTTAACAAATTACAGAGAATTAGAAGCAGAAGTAACTAAGATTACACCAACAACAGTACATGAGACTGTTATGTTTAACAACAATCCAGATATGAGATTTTCTTTATTAGAAGACATGTTTGTAATTAAAAATGGACTTTATCAATTTATATCTTCAAGAGATATACAGCCTGGAGATAAAATAATAACAAGAGATTCACTAGTTGTTATTGAAAGTGTTGAAATTGTTAATGAAACTAGAACTGTTTATAGTTTTGGAAGATATCCAATCGGTTTAGTTATAGCAGGTGGACTAGTTCATTATAACGACTACTCCCCTTCAGAAATACCAGATTAACAATAAAATATCCTATATGCTACAATAGTTGTAAGTAGATAGGAAAAAAATGAGACAAGGTCCACCACCAGAATTACGTGGTATTCAACAATCAATTAAGCCACATAAATTTTTTGAAAGACATTTAAATAATGATTTAGATTTATTAGCAAGTGAGTTAACTGATAGATATCAAAGCATTGAAAGAGTAGAACTAGATGGTATTACGCCAGTTACAAAAGAAGACTTTTGGAAAGAATCTGGCAGTGTTTCTACAGTTAAGTGGAGAGAATATAACGTATTTCAATTTCATATTGATGGAATATATGAATTATATAAAAGTATTCAAGACATGGCCAAAGAAGCATGCGAATATTATGAAATAGATTTTGAAAAACAAAGATTTATGTTACAGGGATGGTTCAATATTAATCATAAGAAAAAAGGAAAATTAGATTGGCACGATCATGGACATACTGGTGCTCCAAATAATTTTCATGGATACTATTGCGTAAAAGCAGAACCATCATCAACTTATTACAGAGTTTTTGGTAAAGATGTTGAAAATAAAAATATTGATAACCGTGCTATATTTTCAGAAATGGGACATCCTCATGCACAAGGTGATTGGGATTGGGATGGACCAAGAATTACAGTTGCTTATGATATTGTAACTTTGGGTGAATTAAAAGAAGTTGGCAAAGATCATGAACAACACTGGATACCGTTGATATGATAACTATAAAACCAGCACATAAATTTTTTGAAAGACATCTTGATAATGATTTAACACAACTTTCAAGATATTTGTTAAAACTTGAAAAAGATTTATTTGATGGTATTTATCCAAAAGTTTCTAAAGAGTTTGCTGCCAATATTGGTGGTGTTCATAATTTAGGAACAAAATTTAATATTTTTCAATGTTATAATCCACAAATTCATAAGTTATTTTCTGCACTTAGAGAATTAACAGTAGAGGCTTGTGAGTATTATAATATTGACTATAAAAAACAATCATACATGGTTCAAGGTTGGTTTAACACCGATGGAATTGCAGAACCACCAATAAATGAATCAACTCATTATCATGATCATTTGGGTGGAACTGGTGCACCAAATTTTCATGGCTATTATTGTGTAGATGCTGAACCATCATTTACTTATTACAAAATTGGTGGTCATGATAATGATTCAACTCAAAACATTAATAAAAATAATAGAGCAATATTATCAGAAACTGGTCATCCTCATGGAATAGGACCTTGGCCATTTGATAAACCAAGAATTACTATTGCTTATGATATCTCTCCAGTTATGTATATGAGTGGAAGTGAATTACAACATTGGGTTCCTCTACCTTAAATAAAATAGTTTGTTTTATTGTTGGTCATAAAATAAAAAGTACAACATGTCCATATACTAAAAACACATATACATTATGTGAACGTTGTAGTCCAAAACAACATACAGCAATGTCATTTCACTAACGCACAAATAAAATATAATGAGAGTTTTTAATTTTAAAAAACTCTGCTATACTTAGTACTTATTCAATTTTATTTAATAGGAGAAAACAATGTCAGACTTTTTTAGTTTTAAACTTCCAGAGGACTTTATAGCAAAATATACAGTTATAGACAGTCCATTTGGTTTTAGTGATGCTGGAAATAACTCTTTAGGAGAGATTACTTTTATAAGAACTTATTCTCGTGTCAAGGAAGATGGAACTAAAGAAAGATGGTATGAGGTTTGTAAGCGTGTAATCGAGGGCATGTACTCAGTACAAAAAAATCATGCAAAAGAAAATAGATTACCATGGAATGACTATAAGGCACAAAAGTCTGCTCAAGAAGCATTTGATCGTATGTTTAACCTTAAATGGACACCACCAGGTCGTGGTATGTGGGCCTTTGGAACCCCTATGACAATGGAAAAAAGGAACTCTGCAGCCCTTCAAAACTGTGCCATGGTATCTACTAAGGACCTAGATAGAAATGACCCAGGAGCACTGTTTGCATGGGTTATGGATGCTCTCATGTTGGGTATTGGAGTTGGCTTTGATACCGTTGGACAAGATAAAGAATTTTCTATATATGCACCATCAGAAGTTGAATCAACTTATGAAATTCCAGATACTAGAGAAGGTTGGGTAGAATCTGTTAGATTATTACTAAACTCATATTTGAGACAAAGTCAGGCAAAACAAAAATTTAATTATGATTTGATAAGACCATTTGGTGCACCTATTAAAGGATTTGGCGGGGTAGCATCAGGACCAGAACCATTAATTAAATTACATGATCAAATCAATAAAGTTATTGGTAATAGGATAGGGGAAAAACTAGACTCTAGAGCAATTGTAGATATTGTAAACTTAATTGGAACATGTGTGGTTGCAGGAAACGTTCGTAGATCAGCAACACTTGCATTAGGATCTGCTGGAGATAAAGATTTTATTAATTTAAAAAATCCAGAGGTTTTTCCAGAAAGAAATTCTTTTGATTCAGAAAATCCAGGTTGGGCATGGATGTCTAATAACTCCATATCAGCAACAGTAGGAACTAAATATGAAGATTATGTAGACCTAATAGTTAATAATGGAGAACCAGGTTTTATATGGTTAGATGTAGCAAGAAATTATGGTAGATTAAAAGATCCTGCAGATGGAAAAGACTATAGAGTAATGGGCTTTAATCCATGTGCTGAACAACCATTAGAATCATATGAACTATGTACTTTGGTTGAAGTTCATTTAAATAGACATGAAGATAAAGAAGACTTTTTAAGAACACTAAAGTTTGCATATCTTTATGGCAAAACTGTAACACTAGTTCCAACACATTGGCAACAAACAAATGGAATTATGCAACGTAACAGAAGAATTGGAACCTCTCTTACTGGTATTGCATCATTCTCAGATAAACATGGTTTGCCAACAGTTCGTGAGTGGATGGATGAAGGATATTCAAATATTAGAAAATATGATCACCAATATTCAGAATGGTTATGTGTTCGTGAATCAATAAGGGTTACAACAGTTAAACCATCAGGTAGCGTAAGTATTCTTTCTGGAGCAACTCCAGGAGTTCATTGGGGTCCAGGTGGTAAATTTTTTATGAGAGCAATTAGATTTGGTGAATCTGATCCTATGGTTCATCTATTTAAGGCTGCTGGATATAAAATAGAAGATGATGTTGTTTCTGCAAATACAAAGGTTGTTTATTTTCCAATTGCTTCAGAACACGAAAGAGCAGAAAAAGATGTTAGTCTTTTTGAAAAAATTGCTCTTGCAGCAACTGCTCAAAAATATTGGTCAGATAATGGTGTATCTGTAACCTTGTCTTTTGACAAAGAAACAGAGTCTAAATATGTTGCTCCAGCCTTACACATGTACGAGGGACAACTGAAAGCGGTATCATTTTTACCTATGGGAAACACTGTATACCCTCAACAACCATATACTGAAATTACTGAAGAAGAGTATAATAGTTATGTAGGAAAGATTGCTAAAATTAACTGGGATGCTATCTACGACGGAGTAGAAAATCTAGAAGCACAAGGTGAGGCATACTGCACTACAGATGTTTGTGAAATAAAGATAGGCTAAATATGGAAGATTTTAAATCTCAGATTAAGTATGTTAAAGGTTTTATGAACCCTGAAGAGGCAAAGTTAGTAACAGATTATGCTAAAAATCATCAAGAACTATTCTCTAATTATGGCAATCATGAACAAGAGTTTACAGTTCATACATATCACGAAATAAAAGAGTTGGATCCTGCTATTCTTGATGTAATTCAAAATGTTGCATTTAGGGTTTATGATTTTGTTTTAAATAACTATAACTCTAAGTTTGAAAACTTTATTAATGAAAAAACACATATTGCAAAATTTGTTGAGGGCAGAGGAATGCATGAGCATTTTGATGCTTCTAGGCCACAAGATATAGCAACTCTGGTTTATTTAAATAATGAGTATCAAGGTGGAGACATATACTTTCCAAAATATGAAATGTCTTTTAAACCAGAACCTGGAGATTTGCTATGTTTTCCAGACAATGCAAATTTTGTTCATGGTGTTAGACCAATAGTTAAAGGAACAAGGTTTACATTACCTCGTTGGTTTACACGCATTGTGTGATAAAATAGACTAGGAGAATCTATGTCTAACCCATCCAATCTTTATGCAGAAAAAATTTTTTCAGAGCATCCAATATCACTCTGGGCATTAGACGATAAATCTGACTACGTAATGCTCTTAGATGTAGAGCAAAAAGATATAAGTTCTTGGACAGTTACTGATTGCACCATTTCAGAAGAAACTAGCATATCTACTCAGCCTTTTCTTACAGAGTCTTTATATAAAGTAACTGGCATACCGTCTACTACTATAAACAAAGTTGCAGTTTTAACTAGTGATCCTTTATTTAATTTTCAAGATTTTAACTCAGAACTAGATACTTTTGCCATATCCTGTTATTTTTATTCAACTAGTTTACATCTTAACTCCGTAGCAATAGGTTATAAGTATACTGATGTTAACACAGGTAATCCAGTTGAAGTTTTAAAAAATGTTCCAATATCTGTAAACAATAAATGGTTTTTATTATCAGAAACATTTAAAGTTATTGATCAAAATACAACAATTCAAGCAATAATAAAAATAGGATATTCTGCTAGTGCTAATGGAAGCGAAGATTATGAATTCTTTTTAAATGGTTTATCGATAGGTCAGTGGTCAGAAGAATTTCAAAACTATTCTATGGGTTCAAGCGTTATAAATATTCCATCTGACATATCTATAGAAGCCTCTCAAGGAATTGTGGCAAAGTCATACGGATCAGATACAAACTATGGTTACTACCTTGTTAATAATAATAAAATATATGCACAAAACTTTGGTGTTCCTTTAGTTTATGGTGCTTCGAATGTTACAAAGTTATTTCCAAATATTAATGAAGATCAAACAGCAAAACCATCTATAATTTTTCCAGGCTTTGGATTTTTAAATGATTCTGGAAGATACAATAATTATACTGTAGAGATGTGGATAAGGGTTGGAGTTGATACTCTAGAAAGTAAAAGAATATTTGGTCCAATAAATTCTAATGACGGCTTATATGTAGACGATTGTTTTATAACTTTAGTTATAGATAATAACTTTAAGTCTGTTTATGTTGGAGAATGGTTTAGACCAATGTTAATCCAAATAGTATATTTAGAAAATAAAGTTTTGTTATTTTTAAATGGAGAAAAGGTTGCAGATTTAAACGTTGACAACTCTATACTCAATCTTTTATCAAAACTGGATGAAAATAATAAAGATCAGGATTGGCTTGGTTTTTATTCTTATGAAAATATTTATCCATTTGAGTTAGATTGTTTTGCTATATATCCTTATGTAATACCAGAAATAGTTTCAAAAAAAAGATGGGTGTATGGTCAAGCGGTACAAGGTCTTGAAGCGGTAGATTCCTCTTATAGTGGTAAGTCAGCACATATAGACTATTCTTTTTCAGATTATGGTACGAACTATCATTATCCCAATATTGGAAAATGGCAACAAGGAAAAATAGATAATTTAAATTATAATAATAGTTATTTAAGTAATCCAGATTATGAACTTCCTAATATGTCAATAAGTAATAATGTTGATATTGATAGTTGGTATAATGAGTTGTTAGGCGAACAAGATGAAAATAATTTATGGGTTAGTTTTTTAAACAATTCTGGATCCTATACTTTTAATAATTTTAATATTTTAAATGAAGAAATTAGTTCTTTACATGGTATTTTTAAAACAACCACATTATTAGATTCAACAATATTATTGATTAAAAATAAAAATAATTCAGATTTCTTTTCAATATCTACAACAGATGATGGGGACTTAATATATAAAATTAATGTATTAGGAACAGAAACAATACTTCATGAAGCAACATACGAAATAGATGCATATATTGAAATTGGAATATATTTAGAAAAATTAATATCTACATTTGGAAAAGATGTTGCAACTTTTTTTGGAAACAAGGATTCATTAAAACTTATATTATTAAATAATGAAGATGGTAGTTCTTGTTTTAATCAAAAAATGTATAGATTTGGGTTATCAACAAAAAATAATCATAAACTTTTTGACTCACAATTTCAAGAGAGTGGAATAATTAAAGATGATAGTAATATAAATGTTCATATTGAACATGATTTGGCAAGTTATACACTTCACCCAACAGTAAAATATAACAAATATTATCTTGACATAGGCATCTCTGGTTATTGGGAAGACTATGTTCCATTAAAGTATTTCGCTAAATATATCACGAATTCTTCTAATAAAAAAGAATACTCATTGGACTATATTCAATATAATATTAACTTTCCATCACCTTCTATTTTTAAGATTGTTGAAGACGAGGGTGGTTGGACATATGGTCAATTAAATGAAAAATTTGCAACACCAATACAACAATCTTATGAAGTACTAGACAATTCTTTATTTAGTGGGTATAATAATTATGAAGACTTACAATATAATAGATCAGATTTAAGTTATGAATATGACTCAGTTAACTCATTAGTTCAGTCTTATGTGTCTTTTCAATTTACAAAAACAGGTATAAATAAATCTTTTGAGTCTTTTACAACAATTGCTCCAGCCCTAAAAAGCGGAATATTAAACCTAGACAACTACCCAGATTGGCAAAACACTATATTTTTAGTTGAAAACGATACTATTATATATCCACCTTCATCTGTTAGTTTTGAAAGTTTATCTATGTCAACACATTTAAGATTTAGAGTAAGATCAACATTTAATAGAAAAATAAAAATTAAATCACTAGAGTTATCGTCTAGATCATTAGAACAAAATGCTTCTACTCCTATTAGTACAAAGTCTGGAACCAAGTTATATCCATATATTAAGAATGGAATATATAATGACTATAAAGGAAAAAATCCAATAAGCATTTATAAGCATTCCAACCCATACCTGCACCTAACCAGATATTCTGGAATAAAACTAAAAGGTGATTTTAATTATTATCAAAACAGAGGCATTAGTATGCCAATCAATGAAAATAAGGACTCAACTTTTTCTGTATCCACTATACAAATAGCAATTAAAAGTGATAATAATAAATTTACCTATACACCAGTTCAAATATTTCAAATAAATACAGTTGAATCAACAATTAATTTTTACATTGTTTCAAATGGAGATTCTGGACAAAGAGGAAGAATATACGCTATTGATTCAAAAACTGGTCAATTACAAAATGGAATATCATATTACTTAAACGGAGTCTTGGTTGCAAATCCAGTAATAGATAGTACAAACTGGTACTTTTTAAGTGTATCTTTTGCAACTCCGCTTAAGTTTAATTCCTTTACTGGATCAATAAATCTTAATGGTCCTTTAACCTATAACCATATATCTTATTATAAATTAACTGGATTACAACAAAGGCAAAGTTCTATAACTAGAATCTGGGATGAGGTAAAACAGCAGTATATTATAGGTGCAGAGACTCCGTTTAGTTTTGATTGGGAGTTTTGGAATGAAGGATATTTGTGGTTTGGAGTATTAATTAAGACATCTTCTTCAGATTTTGGCGATATTCCTTCTAATATTTATAAAACCTATATGGGAACAAATAAAATTATAATAGGAAATGATGGAGAAAAGCAGTTGTTGACAAAAAGTTCTGAAAATCCTATCTATATTGGTTCATCATGGCAACAATATGTCCTTAATCCAACATAATATGGTATACTAATGGTTATGAATAATCAAAATCCAAACAAAAAAAGCAAACCTCGTATGAAAGGCCAAATTGGCGATTCAAAGATAACATTTATTGATAAAAACTATGACTGGGGTATTTATGTTTGGAAAAGAGCAAATGGTAGATGGTTTACTGATGGAAGTGGCAATATTTTAAATATACCAGCCATGAAAAATGACATTGCAGCATTGGCAGAAATAAAAAGAGCAGCAGCATATTATGGAGAACCAGATGGCGAGGCTGTATTTTTTCCAGGTATGGGAAGGGTTACTGACGAAGAGTATTCTGAACAAGTAGACAGAATGAAGGCAGGATTAATTCCTAACCTTAACGATCTTGGTGCAGTTGCCGCAGCAAAAGCAACCATTGCTAAGTACGGAGACGAAGAATAATGAGTGATGACTTTGATTATGTTATTGGTGCAAGATTAGACGATAGCGAACAATCTCAAAACGCTTTTGCAAACTCAGATCCATTTAATAAAAATTGGGAAGAGTTAAAAAACTATTCTGGTTTGGATAATAATTTTAAACGTCGTGCAGCAAGAATGTCTAAAGCATTAGTAGACACAACTCAACAATCTTATATTGATAATGCTATAGCAGTTCCTCAAGGCGTTAACGGTGCTCATTCTAATCAAATAAATCCAGGTAATGTGTTTAGAAATGGTTATGGACTATTTGATGTTATTACGCCACCATGGAACGTTTATGAACTTGCTAACTATTACGATACCTCTTTTGCTAATCATGCAGCCATCGATGCTAAGGTTGAAAATATTGTAGGTTTGGGATATGATTTTGAAGTATCAAAAAGAACAATGCTTAAATTAGATGGCTCTTCAGATGAATTAGCAGTAAGTCGTGCTAGAAAAAGAATTGAAAGAGCAAAAATTGAATTACGTGACTGGTTAGAAAGTTTAAACCAAGATGATTCATTTACAACAACTATGGAAAAGATATATACAGATGTTCAAGCCATAGGTAATGGATATATGGAAATTGGTAGAACTACTCGTGGAGAAATTGGATATATTGGACACATTCCAGCAACAACAATGCGTTGTCGCAGATTAAGAGATGGATATGTTCAGGTTATTGCAAATAAGGTAGTTTACTTTAGAAACTTTGGTGCAACTAATCCAAACCCAGTAACTGCTGATCCAAGACCAAATGAAATTATTCACTTTAAACAATACTCACCATTAAATACATTTTATGGAGTACCAGATATTATCTCAGCAATTTCATCACTACATGGTGATCAGTTAGCCTCACAATATAACATAGATTACTTTGGCAACAAAGCAGTTCCAAGATATGTGGTAACAATGAAGGGTGCCAAACTTTCTGCTGATGCAGAAGACAAGATGTTTAGATTTTTACAGACTGGATTAAAGGGTCAAAATCATAGAACTTTGTATATACCTCTTCCTGGAGATTCAGAAAATAACAAAGTAGAGTTTAAGATGGAGCCTATTGAGTCTGGAGTGCAAGAAGGCTCATTTAAAGAATACAGAAAACAGAATCGTGATGATATTTTGGTTGCTCATCAGGTACCACTTTCTAAACTTGGTGGGTCTGATTCAGCAGCCATTGCTGCAGCAATAGCCCAAGATCGTACTTTTAAGGAACAAGTAGCAAGACCAGCACAGGCACAACTTGAGAAACAAATTAATAAGATTATACGTGAGAAACAAGACATCTTAGAGTTTAAATTTAATGAACTTACCTTAACGGATGAGATAGCCCAATCACAAATACTTGAAAGATATGTAAAAACACAAATTATGATGCCTAACGAAGCACGAGTAGCATTGGGTCTTCCACAAAGAGATGGTGGGGATGATCCCTTTGTGGCTAAACCAGAAACTATGAATAATGATGCCAACCGTGCAAGAGATGGTGAAAGATTGAATAACCAGTCTGATGGAACTGCAACTATAAGTGGTAGAAATCCAAAGGGCGAGGGTAGATCTTCAAACTAGTTAGCCTGTTTATAACATGTTTATAACGTGTGTATAAAAGGGTTCTATAATGTATAGTACGATGTCTATATTAAAAGCCCAATGGAATACAGAAGGCGAGAATGTCCGCCTTTCTATGCCTTTTAGTAAGGTTGATAAAGAACGACGTATTGTTTCAGGCTTTGCCTCATTGGATAACGTAGATCGTCAAATGGACATTGTTACTACAGAAGCCAGCATGAAGGCATTTGAAAATTTTCGAGGTAACATAAGAGAAATGCACCAACCATTAGCAGTAGGCAAAATGGTTTCATTCAAACAAGAAAAATATTTTGATACAGAATCTAAGAAATTTTATAATGGTGTTTTTGTTTCTGCTTACGTATCCAAAGGTGCTCAAAGCACATGGGAAAAGGTTTTGGATGGAACACTAACAGGTTTTTCTATTGGTGGAAAAATGAATAAGTGGGACGATGCTTTTGATGAGAAGTTAGATTCTCAAATTAGAATTATTAAAGACTATGATCTTGTTGAATTGAGTCTTGTAGATTCTCCAGCAAATCAATTTGCAAACATTATGTCTGTAGAAAAAGTAGATGGTGTTGCAGTAGTTAAAGGTGACAATACAACTTTAGAAAATGTGTTCTGGGATTCAGAAACAGGAATTGTTATGGTTTCAGAAAATGAAAAAGAAATCAGTCCAACGACTGGTAATGAAATGAAAAATATAGGATTCGTTGAAAAAACGGATAGCGAAAAAATCGATATGATAAAGTTCTTAGTTGATAGTGCTAAAGGCATTAATACTTCTAAGATTACCAAGGAGGTAAGTCCTATGACAGAAACAACAGAAGTAGTAGCAGAGATTGTTGAAAAATCTGATATTGCAGTTGAAAATGTTGAGGTTGCTCCAGAGGCAGATGCAGTAGTTGATGCTCCTGCTGCAGAAGTTGTTGCAGAAGATGCACCAGCCGCAGAAGCAGTTGTAGATGCTGAAAAAGCAGATACAGTAGAAGCAGTAGCAGAAGTTACTGAAGAAGTGACTACAGAAGTATCTAAAGCAGACGATGTTATTGTTGAGGCAGTAACAGAAGTTAAGAATACTCTTACATCAGCCTTTAGCGATCTACTTGCAACAGTAAAGTCTTTACAGGCAGAAGTTGCAGATTTAAATAAAGCACTTGTTGATACAAAATCACAAGTTGCAAAAACACAAGATGCACTAATTGAAACAAATGGTGCAGTTAATGAGTTTGGAAAGAGAATGGAATCAGTAGAATCTGACACCGCTTTCCGAAAGTCTGGCGATCTCGGCGAGGTCGTACAGTTACAACCAGCAATGGTTGAAAAATCCCTATGGGGCGGACGTTTCCTCAAAACAGCCGATCTATTCAGATAGAAAATCACTCGGAGGTGAAATATATGTCGGAAGAAATAATCAAAAATCAACCAGGTACTGATGGAAACATCGGTAACGAAGCACCAGGCTTATACCAAGCACAAGGTGCATTCGCATCTGGCTCTGATACAGCAGAAAACGTTCCAGGTAACTACGCAACTGGTGGTGTCTTAAACAACATCCCTGATGCATTATCAGGAGTTACAACTGGTCCAAATGCAGTAAATCCTTCAGGTGATACTGGAAGCGGTATCCTACGTCCTGAACAAGCACGTCGTTTTATTGACTACGTGTGGGATGCAACTGTATTGGCTCAAGACGGTCGCAGAGTGACCATGAGAGCAAACACAATGGAACTTGAAAAAGTTAACGTTGGAGAACGTGTAATTCGTGCAGCCGCACAAGGTCTAGGCGATTACACAAACGCTGGTGCAACATTCTCAAAAGTTGAATTAACTACAAAGAAAATTCGCTTAGATTGGGAAGTATCATCAGAAGCATTAGAAGACAATATTGAAGGTGCAGCATTAGAAGATCATATCGTAAGATTGATGACTAATGCATTCGGTAACGATATCGAAGACCTTGCAATCAATGGTGATGGATCAACAGGATCATTCTTGTCCATCATGAACGGTTTCATTAACCGTGCAAAAGCCGTTGGTTCAGGTGCACACGAATCAGTTGTCACCGTAGCCAGCAACCGCTGGACACCAGAAGTTATGCAAAACATAATTCTTGCAATGCCACGTAAATACCGTGCACTTAAGAACAATCTTAAGTTCTACGCAGGTACAGACGTATTCCAAGGAATTGTTAAGCACAACGGAACACTTGCAGACGCAGTAGCAGAAGCATTTGCTTTCCGTCCAGGAAGCACCGAATCAAATCGTCAAGGCTACCTAGATGGAGTTGGACAAACATTTGGAGCAGCACGTACAACTCGTGTACTCGGAATTGACGTTCAAGAAGTTCCTTACTACCCTGCAGGATATGTCGATTTGACATTCCCACAGAACCGTGTATGGGGCTTCCAACGAGACATCACAGTTAACCGTGAATACAAACCTAAGAAAGATACTGTAGAATATACAGTTTTCGTTCGTTTTGGTATTCAATGGGAAGAACTAGATGCAGTTGCTTACGCAGACGCAGCAGCAGATGCTTAATCTGTAACCCAAATTTAAAGGGAGTAGGGATTAATTTTCTTACTCCCTTTAATATTTAATTAAATGATATAATACTAAAAGGAGGAATATATGTCAGAATTAGACAATAACTTAGATTCACAAACATCAGAAACAATTGAAGAAAATACTATTCAAGAAGCAGTTGTTGAAGATACTGTAGAAGAAGTTAAACCACAACCAGCAATATTGGCTCCAGAAGAAGCAGTAATTCCAGAAGATAAAAAAGAAGCAGTTGAAGAACTTGTTCAAGGCTTATCACCATTATCAACTGGTGCAATTGGAGTTGCAAAACAACCTAAACCTAAAAAAGAAAAAGAAGTTGCTAAACCTAAAAAAGATAAAGAAAAGGTTGCAATTAGATCAACAAGAAATGTATCTTGGATGGGTGTTGGACAGGTTAAAATTGGTATTAATTATGTTACACCAGACGAAGCAAAAGAATGGTCAAAGCGTGATCATATTACAGTTTTAAGTCCAGAACAAGTTGCAAAGGAATACGGCTTATAAACAATGGAAGCATTAAGGGTTCCACCATACCCACTAACAATTAAGTTTGATGTCCCAACAAGTGGAGACATTTATACTCTTAGATTAGAGGATTTGGTGGAACACTTTGTTGATATATACAATATAACATCAGATGAAAATTCACAATTAACATATACGTTGCCATTATCAAAAATAGAGTTTGATAGAAACTATGATGTTAAAATTTTAAACTCAGATGAAGAAATAATTTTTGAAGATAATTTAGATATTATTAGACCATATACTAATCCAAACAAACTTGGAACTACTGCTTCAGAAATAACAGAAGCAACATATAATGAACTTATTGCAAGATCAATAATAGACTCTTTTATTACTGATGGTTTTTACAACAAAAAAATTATTTATCAAACAGTTGGAGAAGGCTTAGACTATATTCCTTTATGGATAAATGCATATAAGGTTTTAAAGGTTTATGAAAATGATGTTTTAGTTTTTGATGCAGAAGAAGAAGTAAATGAAAAATATTTTAAATTAACACTTGACAACTCTGCAATTCAAGCATTTACTCCAGACTCTACAGACTCTTGGAATAGATTAGAAAAAACACTTCCAAATGTTCCAGTATCATATGGAGATTTAGGATATTATGGTTGGGATACAGTTACTTTTCCAACAGGATACGATTACACACTAGTTCTAGATGCTGGTTATAAAACAGTTCCAGCAGACATTCAAGCAGCAACAGAGATGTTAATTAATGATATTAAATGTGGAAGACTTGATCAATATAAAAGATATGTTGAAGAATATCAAACTGACCAATACAAGGTTAAATTTAATGCTGATAAATTATTTAGCGGTACAGGTAATATAATAGTTGATCAAATATTATCAAAATATACTAAGAATATTACAAGATTAGGAATACTATGACATGTTTAGACGACAACTTTTTATACCCAATGACAGCAGAAGTATACTATTCAGCAGTTGAACAAGGTCAATACGGTAATATTAAAAAGCAATGGTCAAAATTTAAAGATATAAAATGCTACTTTGCATCTGGCAATATTAGAAATAAAGAAGAACAGCAGGTACAGAATGTAGCAATTGTATTTGATACAGTTCTAACTGGCAGGGTACCAAATGATATTAGGTTTAACGATATAAACAGTGGAATTGCATTAACTAATCTTCTTATAACAAACATATCAGACGGAGAAGGTAACCCTATATATGTTGAAACAGGAGGAGTTCGTGCTGGCAAGTCAACTCTTTTTGAAATTGCAACACTTAGTCCATACTCTGGATTATTTGGTAAAACAGAATACTATAAGATTATTATTAAAAGATCTGACAATCAGGCGGTAGATTTATGATAAGGTTTGATACAAAACAATTTAAAAAAGATATGGACAATATTGTAAAATACTCTATGGGATTTTTAGAAGGAGTAGAGGGTGGCAAACAAGTATTTTTAAATAATCTTGGAAAACAAACAATAGAAGCCTTAAAAGAATTTATTGATACAAACGCTAGAATAGATCCAGCAGCATTGCAACACGTATACGAGTGGTATAAATCTGGAAGTCCAGAGTCTAGATTATTTGATATACAGTATACTGTTAGTGGATTAGGACTATCAGTAATGTCAACATTTACACAATCATCTCAAGTTAAAAGTGGATCTACAGAGCCATTTTATAATAAAGCAAGAATAATGGAAAATGGTGTGCCAGTTACAATAAGACCTAAAAAATCTCCTGTATTGGTTTTTGAACAAGATGGAGAAACAGTATTTACTAGAAATGCAGTTAAAGTAAATAATCCTGGTGGAGAAGATGCACAGGGTAGTTTTGAATCAACCATAGATATATTCTTTCTTCAATATTTTAAACAATCATTTTTAAAGGCATCTGGATTATATGATTACATAAAAAGACCACAAGTATTTAAAACAAACATGGCAGCAGGAAAACGTAACGGTAAAGGTGTTGGATATTCAACTGGATACAAATGGATTGCTAATGCGGTGATTGCATAATGGCTGCCACAATACATCATCCACCATCATTAATTAATGCTTACTTACAAAATAAGGTTAGTGAGTTTTTTGATCAAGATTTAACGATACCGTTTTTTCCTACTAGTCCAACAGATATTGCTGCTCTAACTGAAACATTTCCAAATTCAACAGGAACATTTGCAGTATATGACAGAATGTTTAGAATGAATAGAAAAAATTTTCCACACATATATTGTGAACAAATAATGTACTATTTTTATAATTTTGGTGAAGATGCAGTTGAAAGAACTATTATAGTAAGTCAAAAAATTCAAGATCTTTTAAATGGGCTAGACGAGTCTGCTGTTGACATAAATAAGTGGATAAGAGATAATCAAGATACCGTTGTACCTGGTCCAAACATAGCACTTAAAGATATGTCTCTTCCCCTATACTTTCATACCTTTAAAACCTATCAACTTCAAGAAACTAGAGATATCATAGACTTTGGAACAGCCAGAACCTATGCTGGAAACAAGATTATACTTGATTATGACTGGCATAAGGGATAAGAAAATGGTGTTATACTTGATTTTGAGGAAACAACGCTTTACAATTTAATAAAACCCTTTACAAGGAGAGGTGAAATAAATGGCATATTCTCGTGGATCGTCCAATAACATTATCGTTGGTGCTGCCGCATTGTTTACATACAATGATGGTGCTTTAGCACAAGCAATCGGTACTGTTGGTGGACCACTACCAGCATTTGAAGCAGCAACATCATACAAAGATACTTTGGCTGATGATACTGACTTTACAAACGTAGGTTATACCAGCAATGGTATTGAACTTACATTCCAACCATCTTTCGGTGAAGTTCAAGTTGATCAAGTTCTTGACGTTGCTCGTCTTTTCAAAGACGGCATGCAAGTATCTTTGGCAACATCATTTGCAGAAGCAACATTAGAAAATCTTCTAGTGGCAGTAGCAGCAAACGTAAATGACTTAGATGAACTATCAACCGCAACAGGTATTGGTACAGGAAGCCAAAGTTTCGACATCAACTCAGGTGAATTGGGCGACGTTCCTCTAGAACGTGGTTTAGTAGCCGTTGGTCCAGGAACTGGTGACCCATCAATCGATAAGGAACGTATCTATATCGGATACCGTGCTTTGTCAATCGAAAACGTAGTAGCATCAGCAAAACGTGATGCAGCATCTATGTTTGACGTAACTTTCCGTATGTTGCCGTTAGATGACGGTATGTATGGTAAGATCGTTGACCGTACAATTGCTTAGTAAGTAATTTTACAAGATTAGCCCACCCCAAAACGGTGGGCTTTTCTATTTGATATAATGATTTAATGGCTAATAAAGTTTATGAAGAAAATATTATTGAATTAATAGACGGTACAAAAATAACAGTTGGTCCATCTAAAATAAAATATTTACGTGGCATATTAGATAGTTTTAATAAAATAAATAAAGATAGCACAGAGGATGAGGCTATAGAAATAATGGTTGAGTCTGTCAGAATTGCAATGCAAGAATTTTATCCATCTATTTCTGATTCAATAGAATCAATAGAAGATAATTTAGATATAAAAACAGTGTATAAGGTTTTAGAGTACTGTGCTGGAATAAAAATAAATAGTGATCAAGAAGAAACTGTTGAAAATCAAGCAAAGTCTCAAAGTGATGGATCAAGTTGGCAAGACCTAGATCTTGTAAAATTAGAATCTGAGGCTTTTTTAATAGGTGCTTGGAAAAACTATGAAGAGTTAGAAAGATCTATTTCTATGCCAGAGTTAATATCTATATTAGAAGTAAAGAGAGAATTAGATTATGGTGATAAAAAATTTGCAGCGGCAATGCAGGGGGTAGATATCGATAAAGATAAAAATGATAATGCTTGGGAAGAAATGAAAAAAAGAGTATTATATAAAGGAAAAGATGCAAGTGATATTACAAACCTTCGTGGAGCAAAAGCAAAGAAAGCAGGGTTTGGTATTGGTCATGGCTTAGGTTATGAAGAGGTTGTTGGTTAAAATATAGGTCCTCCTGTGATATAATTAGATTTAACCTTATAAGGAGGAAAAATGGCAACTACTGTTAACGAAGAAAAAACAGTTACGCTTATTGACGGCACAAAAATCAAAGTAAGACCACTGAAAATTTCTCTCCTACGTCCTTTCATGAAGAAATTTGAAGGTGTAGCAGCGGTCGCAGAAGATAATGAAAAATCAATGAATATTTTAATGGAATGTATTCAAATTGCAATGAGACAATATAAGCCAGAACTTTCAGAAGATTTGGCAGCGTTAGAAGAAAATATGGATCTTCCAACGGTATATAAGATTATTGAAGAAGCATCTGGAGTTAAATTAGCAGATGCAGCACTTCTTAATAATTTACCATAAAAACTAAATAAGAGGTACTAATGAATGGCTGATGTAGAATCCAAGATAAAAATTGGTATTGACACTGGTGAAGCGTTAACGCAGTTAAAAGCGTTACAACGCCAGATATCAGCCTTTCACACCTCAATGGCAAAAACAGGTGCTGCAGGTGTTGCAGTATCTAACAATCTTTCTCAAAATCTAGTAAATCAAATAAATGCTGGCGGCAAATTCTATGCCGAAATGAAAAAAATAAAAACAACAACTGATGCATTTAATACAGCATTAGAAAAAAATCAACTCTCAATGAGAGAGTACTTTAGATATACTGGTGCATCTACAAGAACTTTTGGAAAGTTATTTAAATCTGAGTTTGACACTATTAATAAAGTTGCAAGAGAAAATGTAAAAACATTACAAACTCAATATATTAAAATGGGCAGAGATGCAAGTGGTGCTCTTAAAGCAATGTCAATTCGTCCATTAACTTTGGACATGAATGATTATGGCACTAAAGTAGCAATGGCTGCTCAAAAACAAGCAATATTAAATCAACTGCTTAGACAGGGTTCTACAAACTTATTAAACTTTGGTAAAAATACACAATGGGCTGGCCGTCAACTTATGGTTGGTTTTACAATTCCATTAATATCTTTTGGAACAATTGCATCAAAAACATTTATGGAATTAGAAGAGCAAGCGATTAGATTTAAACGTGTTTATGGTGATCTCTTTACAACAAATACAGAAACAGCAAAAGCATTGAAAGATGTTCAAGCACTTGCCAATGAGTTTACCAAATATGGAGTAGCAGTAGCAGATACTATGAAGATGGCTGCAGATGTTGCAGCAACAGGTAAAATGGGAACAGATTTGTTAGAGCAAGTAAGCCAAGCAAATAAGTTAGCCGTACTTGGTGGAATCGATCAACAAAAGTCTCTTGATACTATTATTTCTTTAACATCTGCATTTGGACGAGAAACTATACAATTATCAGAAGATATTAACTTTTTAAACGCCGTAGAAAACCAAACAATTTTAAATATTGATGATTTAACAACTGCAATTCCTAAAGCAGCACCAGTAATTAAACAACTTGGTGGAGATGTTCAAGACTTAGCATTCTTTATGACAGCAATGCGTGAAGGTGGTATTCAGGCTGGAGAAGGTGCTAACGCTCTTAAATCTGGTCTTGCATCTATGATTAACCCAACTGAAAAAGCAGCCAAAGTACTTGGCACAATGGGTATAAATATTAAAGGAATTGTTGAAGCAAATCAAGGCGATGTAAGAAATCTTGTTATTGGTATGGCTAAGGCATTTGATCAACTAGATCCACTAAATCGTGCTAGAGCAATTGAACAACTGTTTGGTAAGTTTCAGTTTGCTCGTATTTCTACATTGTTTCAAAATGTTATTAAAGAAGGAAGCCAGGCTCAAACAGTTGCTAAATTGACACAGGCAACTACAGAAGAACTTGCTATATTGTCTGAACGAGAATTAAAAAAGGTTGAAGAATCTCCTATGTATAAATTTAAAAAAGAAATTCAAGATCTTAAAACAGCAATTGCTCCTGTAGGTGCAGAATTTTTAAAGGCCTTGACTCCAATTGTTAAGTTTTTTGGTAATGTTTTTGAAAAATTTAATGATTTTGGGGACGGCACAAAAAAGGTAATTGTTTTATTAACGGCAGTACTAGCAGGAGTAGGACCACTTGCGTTAATGTCATTTGGTTTATTGGCTAACGGTATTGCAAACATAATTAAGGGCTTTACAGCAGTAAAATCATTGTTTAATAAAACTGGAAGTTCTACTCAGTATTTGGGTGAACAAACTAACTATTTAACACAACAACAGTTGCAGGCTTCAGCGGTTGCATCTTCATTAGATCAAGCACATATGAAACTAACACAAAGATTTACATCAGAAGCAACAGCAGTTAGAAATTTATCAACAGCATATCAACAGGCAATAGCAACACAAAGCATGTTTGGTTTAGGTGCTGTTAGAGGTAGAGGTGGAACCGCTCAACAGCCAAAGGGTTATGCAAAAGGCATAGTAAGTGTTCCAGGTACTGGTACTGGAGATAAAGTTCCAGCAATGCTTTCTCCAGGAGAAGCAGTTGTTCCAGCAGCAAATGCAAAAGCAAATCCAGCATTAGTAAGTGCATTAGTAAATGGAACAATAAAAGGTTATCAGGCAGGTTTGGATCCACTTGGTAAAGGATACAAAAATGCTACTGTATTTTTACCAGAAAGTTTAAACACTCTTGCTGGAGGAAAAGTTGGTGCTCCTACAGCAGATATTGTTTCATATTTTAAAAATGCAGGAAGTGCAGCAGCAGCACCATTAATGGCAGTAATGGCCAAATCAATGGGAATGAAATTAAATGATCCTGCAGTTAAAAGTCAGTGGGCTGCTCTTGGTGGACAATTAATTATAAATGCAACAACTGCATTAGAAAAATCTGGTATGCAGTTTGTTAAAGATGAGGACTTAGAAAGAATAGTTGTTCCAGCAATGAGAAGAACTGCTCAAGCAATTAGTATAGAAGGTAAAGCAGTTGGTGCTGCTTTTGATGCAGCAGTTGCAGAAATTAGAACTGTGGGTGCAGTTGGAACTCAATCTGGAAGAATGGGTGGACAAGGAAGAACAAACCTTTCAGGTTCTTATAGAGGAGTTAGACAACAAGCACAACAATTTGCATTAACTCAAAGACCAAGTATGTTTACTCAAAGTGAAAGAATGAGTTCTAGCGGAAAGACTAAAAAATCTTTTCAAACATTAAATCCAACAACAAAACAATGGGAAGTTGCTACAATGTCCCATATTACAAAGTCCATAACAGCAACGGTTACAAGATTAGTAGAAATGACTAAACCATATTTGGGTGATATGGGAGTAAAAATTACAAAAGCAGTTACAAAAAATGTTGTAGATGGAGTTAAAAAGGGAGCAGGTATTGCTTCTCCAGCAAAAGAACCAATGATAGTTGGTCAACAATTTGCTCAAGGTGGACTTATAGGAATGAAAGAGTATGTTGATGACTTTAATGTTGCTGGTAAACAACTTGGTGCAGCAGGTGCAGCAGGCCTTGCATCGCAATCATCAAATGTACTATATGGAAAGTCAACTGGTGTTACAGCAACAGATAAATCAATTAGAAGACAACAAGAAAAATTAGCAAAACAAAATCAAATGATGGTTAGTGGTACAGGTGGAGGCAAGGGTAGAGTTGCAGGTGGTGCAAGAGGACCAGGTGCTGGAATGATTGGTATGGCAGCAACTACTGGAGTTATGGCTGCATCTATGATGGGTGGAAAAGTTGGAGATACTGCACAACAATTAATGATGCCAATTATGATGGTATCAATGTTGTTTGGAATGATGTCTGCTCCACTGGCAGCAGTTGTATCGTTAATAGGATTACTTGCTTTTGGTATATTTAAATTAAATAAAGCAAAGAAAGATGAAATGAAGGCTACCCTAAACCTAATTGATGCCATGGGTACAGGTACAAAACCTATGCAAGAATTTTCTAAATTTGCTGGTACTGTAACAGCAACTGAAATTATGAATAGAAGACGTGCAAACTTCTCATCTCCTTTCCAAATAAAAACAGGTAAAACCACATTTGGTGAAAGTTTTGTTGCTTCTGATGAAGGAAAAGCAAGAGTTGAATCTATTCAAAAATCAATTTCTAAGTTTGGCAAAGAAAGTGCAATAGAAGATTTATCAAACCAACTTATTGGATCAGTTGTATCTGGAGCATTAAACTATAAACAAGCACGTAGCATTGCAGCAAATATTGGAGATGCAATACAAGATTATGATTTCTCTATTGCTGTTAATACAAAACTTATTAGCATGTTGGGTCCAGATGGAGAGAATGTATTAAAAGACGGAATAACAATTCAAACTAAACTTATTGAAGATCAAAGAAATAGACTTCTTGGTGCAACTAAGCCTAGAATTACTGATTTTACTTCATTAACATATGCTCAAAAAGCCACTGAAGTACAGCGTGCAATAGCAGGTGGAGGAAACTTTAATGAAAGTGGTGCAACTGTTTTTGCAAGAATGAAAGTTTTGTTAGAAACTCAACAACAAATGTTAGACGTAACAGAAGTTGAATATAGTAAAAAAATAGAAGCCGCCAAAATTGCTGGAGATCTTAATAGAGTTAATGAGTTAATATTAGAAAGAGAAAAAAAGAAAGCAGCATTGTTAGATCAAAGCAAACAAAATTATGATGTTTTGCAAAAAACTCTAAGTGGTGCAGATGCTAACGCATTAAAAGAAATATCAGATGCAGCAAAAGAATCATTAAAACAAGCCTATAAAGATAGTCCTATTTTATCAGCATTAGCAACAGAAGCAGAAACCAAAATAAGCAAATCTAAGTTATCAGATGCAACAAAAATAAACTTAGTATTAAGTATGGCATCTCAAGATTTAGACCCATCAACAGTAGCCAATATTTTAAATAAATTTACAAGTCAAGAAGATATAGATAAAATTTTAAATATAATGCCAAAAGTTGGCGGTAAAGATGCAAACTTAATTTATGCGTTAGCAGATCAGTTTGCAAGTTCAGATAAAGCATTAGAATTTATATATAGTTTTGAATCAAAAACTCCAGAAGAATCAAGAAAAGAACTAGAGGCTTTTAATGCTATTAGTCAACTTTCTCAAATTGGTGAAGGAATAGATGTTCCAATATTGTTAGACTACGCACAAAGTTCTGGTGCATCTGCAAAAATTTCTAAGATGTTAGAAGAAATAAATAATACTAGTGCTAAAGATTTAACGTTAGAATTTGCAGTAAAAACAGTTGGACAAGAAGCACTTGACGAACTTGTAGCAAGAGGTCAAGATTGGCAAATGATGCCAGAAGATCAAAGAAGAAACTTCTTAGCCGCTTCAACAGCATTGTTAAATCTTAAGGGAGACCCTGGTTTTATTAAGGCTTATAAGAATTGGGCATTACAGGCGGGTAATGCAGGAAAAACAATTAATGATTTTATTGGCTATGGTGCATATAAAGTAACAGAGGCAAAGATGCCAGACACATCTGCTGCTCCAGATGCAGAAGATGACGCCAATGCTGGCGGGGGACCAACAGGATCACCATTAGACGAAATAGTAAAGAAACTAAGAGATGTAAGAAAGGCTACACAAGAACTTACAGTTGGTTGGGAAGCATCTGGAAGTGCCTTAAGGAAACTTGCTAAAGAGACATTAGGGTTTGGTGGTTTGGCACAAAGACTTAGAGGACAGGGTGCAAATCAAAATGTTATAGATTTTGTCACAGGTCTATCACCAGATGATTATGATAAATATAAATCAATGTTTAAAGATGTAAAGGTTTTACAAACATCTCTTAATAACATTGCTATTGGTGATTATATAGAAAGTCAAAGAAAGAGTGTTGCAGATAGTAGAAATCAAGCAATTGCATTTAATGTATTAACTAAGTCTGGAATGTCTCTTTCTAATGCTTACGATGCAATAAAAGATAGTGCATTTGCTGCAGCAGTAGCACAAGCAAAAGGAGCAGATGTTCTAAAGTTAGTTAAAGAAAGACAACTAAGTGTTAAAGAAACTTTTGATTTAGCAATAGCATCAAAACAATATTCAAGTCAGTTTGATCCTGGATATGACGCAGCAATGAAGTTATTTGATATACAAGAAAAAATTATTAGACAAAAAAGAAAAGGCGAACTTGATGCACAACAACTAATTATTGATAATAGCAATAAACAAATTAAGTTAGCAAGAAATATTCAAGATGCTAATAGTTATCAAATTGCTAGATATGAGGATGGACTAAAGAGTATTACTGACCAAGCAGAGGCAATTACAGAAAAATATGATAAACAATTTGCAGCCCTTGATAAGATTTCTAAAATTAATGAAGTAATATCTAGACAAGAAAAAAGTAGAATATCACTTGCTGAGGCATTATCTCAAGGAGATATATACGCTGCAGCCAGAGCAGCACAAGAACTTCGTGCTCAAAATGCTCAAGATGCAATTGATCAACAAAGAAATGGAATGGAAGCAGCAAGAGATGCACAAATAAATGCACTAACTGCTAATGGGTTAACTAGAGATCAACTAGAAGAAAAGGTAAAACTATTAAAAGAGCAAAATTATAGAATTGAACAAGATACTATTGCACCATTACAAGAACAAGCAAGATTGGCACAAGTTAAAGTTGATCTTATTAATGAAGAAATTAAAGCGGTCACAGAAGTATTTAAAGTTGCCAATATGACTAAAACTGAGTGGGAAGAACAAAAACTTAGAATTGAAGGTGCTGAAGCAGCAGCAGGCAAATATAAGGATGCATTGAATGGAGCACTTGGTGTAGTAGGACAAATAAAGACTACTTATGATCAAATTCTTGAAACCATGAAAACATTATCAACAATGACATTTAGTGGTTTTAGTACTGAGCCACCACCAACTACAACTACTGCAGATGATACAAAATCTGATGGCAAAAAACCTGATGGTAAAAAACCATCTTCATCATCTAGTGGTAATAAACCAAGCACATCATTCTTATCATCAAATAAATATAAACCATTATCTATGGCTGTACCAGGAGTAATGGGGTCTACTCAATATAAAACAACTACCGCAACTTTGTCAAATATTTATGGCAGTGGAACCTCAAGTTATATTCCAGTTAAATATTTAAACAAAAAATCTATGGGTGGAATGATTCAAAAATTTGCTTCTGGTGGTTTTGCAGTTGGTACAGATACCGTGCCAGCAATGCTAACTCCTGGTGAATTTATTGTAAGTAAATATGGTGTAGATAAATTCGGGGTAGATAACTTAAGAGCAATTAATAAAGGTGAAAACCCTGGATCATCTTCAGTGTATAATTATAACTTGAGTGTTAATGTTAAGTCTGATGCAAATCCTAACGAAATTGCTAGAACAGTAATGATGCAGATTAAACAAATAGATTCTCAAAGAATCAAAGGGAATAGAATATAATGTCAAATTTAAATTATCTTGCTGGTAGAAAAAAATACGGTAGACCACAGGCACTACTATTTTCAGATACCCCTGGAACTCTTGTGCAAGGCACAGGTGGAATGGTTCATGTTCCAGATGGACATGAAGTAAATGCCGTGCCAGATCCTATTGAAAATAGTAGATTTATAATATTATCAGATCATAACCGTGGTCCAATAGATATTAAAAACAATAGAATTGAACAAAAAGAAAGAACTATTAATGGGAAAATGAGATCATTTTATATTGCAGATAAAAGTACTTTTTCTGTAAGTTGGCAAAACTTACCATCTAGATCTTTTTCTAGTATTGCAAATTTTGATAAAGAAACTGGCAAAGAAGAAAATGGATTAGATAAATATACAGTAGACGGTGGAGCAGGAGGAAATGAGTTATTACACTGGTATTTAAATCATAAAGGTTCTTTTTATCTATTTATCTCATATGATAAATATATTAGTTTTGATGAGGAGGATAATACAGTAAACAGACTTGCTGAATATCAAGAAGTTGTAGAGGTATTATTTTCAGATTTTTCATATAGTGTAAATAAAAGAGGATATAGCAAGCATGACTTGTGGGATATAAATTTGTCTTTGGAAGAAGTATAATGTTTATAAAAGAAGATGTAAAAGAAGTTTTTGAAAACTCAAACACAGTAGGTATTAAAGGTTTGGTTTTGGCAGAATGGAATCTTAATAGTTCAGATAATTTATTAAAGATAGGAAATTATAGATATAGGCCATTAGAAAATTTATCTAAATATAAACAAATATTTGATTCATATGATTATAAGGATACTGGAAATTTTTATACAAATGCAACCAATGCAGATATTGTTGTAGATGGTGGTGTTGACGATTCTAATGAGCCTCAACTATTTATTTCAAATAAAGAAAAGGAATCTCAATTATTTTCTTTAGAAGACTGTTTTGGTAAATTTAGACCAAGATCTGGAATTAATAAAATAAGATATTTTAACAATAAATATTTTCACAATCCAAATTCATACTTATCAGATAGACCAAGATACTATATGTCAGATAAAAGAGATTATTTTAAATACTGGAGTTCTTATAGAACTGAAGATGGAATTGAGAGAGGTATAGCAAAAAACATACAAAATGGTAAAAACTATATAGATGACGTTGCACCATTTGTAGTATATAAAAATAGTATACCAACTAATAGAATAGTTATTAAGATGCAAACTAACGTAGGAAATACTGATTTAGGATCTTTTTCTACAGTGTCAGGAACCATAGACGATCCATTTTATGGATATGAAAATCAAACAACTCCATCAATATGGAAGGTACAAAAGTTAAGAAATAATATTTGGACAGATTTAATTAACTTTGATGAAAACTCTACAAGAAGTGATGGAAGTAAAATAATCAAGTCTGACGGTCACATTGAATTAAAATATGGAATTATTGCTCCATTAAAATATAAGGATACCTTTAACTTTATAACAATTTTATTGTCTAGTTCTCAACTACCACAAACAGGAAGTTATGGAGATGCATTTTTAGTAAGAGATGCCTATAGTGGAACAATAGGAACTCTGTATGTATTTAATGGTTTAGGATATGATAATTTTGCTGCAGAATATGGATGGAGACTATTAGAAAAAGAAATAGATAAGGCATCAGTAGTTACAGAATTATCTTCACCATTTTCTTATTTTGACAATAATGAAAAAAATATTAAATATAATCAATTTGAATACATAGATGGATTAAGAGTTGTTGTAACTACCATGAATAAATTTGATAGTGTTTTTGAATTAATTGAATTGTCTCCTAGACTAGTTGCAGACATTAGTGACAATGTTACAAGTTATACACTTAATAAGTCAATATCTGACTTAAACTTAAACGGTTTACCTGTTGGCCAACTATTGGCATCTGGTGGTAATTTAGATATTATTGATCCTAGTTTGGCATTTAATAAAAATAACAGTTTAAGCATAATTTCTCAATATTTAAACAACAATGTTAAATTTAGTTTTTATGAAGAGGTGTTTACTGGAACAAATGATTATAACTATATACCTTTAAAAAAGTTTTATTCAGACAATATACCTCAAACAGATATAAAAAATGGAAAGACTTCTATAGAACTTAGAGACTTATATTTTTATTTAGAACAAATTAATGCTCCTAGTTTATTTTTGACCAATGTTTCTGTTAATTTTGCAATATCTATTTTGTTAGATTATGCTGGATTTTCTAACTATAAATTTAAAAAAGTTGATAATGAAAAAGAACTAATAATACCTTTCTTTTTTTGTAATGAAGAAAAAAATATTGCACAGGTATTAAATGATTTAGCCGTATCTTCTCAATCAGCAATGTATTTTAATGAAGAAAATGACTTAGTTGTAATGAGCAAAAACTACACTGTTCCAAAAATAAACGATAGGTCAGTAGACATGATTGTTTATGGTTCAAATAATAACTTAGTTAATAAAAAAGAAAACATAATTAGTGCATCTTTGGTAGATACAAAAGTTTTAAATTCTGGAAAAATTAATTATACAACAAGGTATATTCAAAAAACTTTAGGTTCTATAAAACAAGCAACCCTTTTAGATAAAGAAAAAACTTGGGTATATAAGCCAACGCTTTTATGGGAAGTATCTGGTAAAAATAATACTAAAACTGTTAATGAATCAGCAAGCACAATGTCTTCTTATATTTTATCAGCAATACCTCTTGCCTCTCCCCTTATTGATGTTGCTCCATTGGTTGAAAATAATATTTTAATCAACAATACAATAGATCTTGGAGAAAACGTATATTGGTTAGGAAACTATAATGGTTATTTTTATTCAAATGGAGAAGTTATAAGATATGATGCAGTTGAATATAATGTTTCAGGATTTGGAAATACTTGGATAACAAGTGTTCAAGATTATGAAAATTATTTTTCACAACTTCCTTTTAATGGAAAGATGTATCCAACTGGATTAGTAAGAATTTATACAGAACTAGAATATATAGAAAAAAATGGAGTTAAGGTTTTAAAAAGCGGTGCTGTTATTAAGAATGGAAGAGCACAGTTTGGTACAGAAATTACCAATCATTACTCAGGACTAGACCCATACTGGACTAACAATAATAACGTAAGGGGATGCAATATGTATTCTGAGTATTTGTTTTCAGATAAAGATTTGGATAAAACTGTTGTTGTTGGTCCTGCTGGAATAAATAATAATATAGCAAAGCAAACTACTAGAACAAGCAAAATTAAAAACTTTTTATCAGGTTCTTACGTGTCAGAATATGATGATAAAAATTCAATTAATAATAAATCTGGAAGCGTTCAGTCTTCTGCTTTAGTAATGACAGGCCCTGCATTTGCTTTTGAACAAAAACCAATTGATTATATTAACTATGTTTATAAACCATTAAATAATAAGTTTAAGCATTTTGGAACCAGATTAAGAATAATTGGCAACATTGAAAATAATGAAATTAGAGGTCAGTCACCTGTAGGAAGTATGACATATTATGTATCTCCAGGAAGTGAACCATCTCAAAATATTAGTATTGGTGGTGGTTCTGGAGGGTTAGGAGTTATGGTTAATCCATCAACCAACGTTGGATATTATTTTGAAATAATTGCATTAACAGAAAATAATATAGATAAGTATAGCAATGGATCAAGTATTGCCAATTTGTTATTTTATAAAATAGGAAAGGATAGCGAGGGTACCCTTGGCGTACCAGTTAAACTTTGGTCTGGGTCAACAAATATTTTGGTAGACGACGGTAACTTTACTGGTCAATATAGAATGACAGGAGAAGAAAATTCAACAGTATATGATATAGCAGTTGAGTATTTAGATATAAACCAAACAAGAAAGTTTTACCTATATATAAATAATAATATCGTTGCTATAGTAGATGATACAAATCCTCTTCCAATTTATAACAATATGTGTGTTTTTACTAGAGGAACATCCAAAGTTATGTTTGAAAATATATTTGCACTTGGCAGCAACTATTCAAAAAATATGACAGAAAGTCTAGATGTTCCATTTAATAAAATATTTGATAACCAAGAAATAACTTCTAACGAAGCATTTAGAAAACACGCTCTTAGTTCAGTTGTTCAATCTACACATTTATCTGGAATTAGTCCAGCAGAGCCACCATCTTATAATTTTTACTTTGACGAATTTGGATCAATTATGAGAGAGTGTGCTTATTTTAATATTAAGTTTGATAAAGCATATCCAGCACTATATTCAAGGATTTCTCCAACATTTAATCAAATTAAAGGATACACCGTTTCAGGGTTTGTGCCAGACGCATATGGGGCAGAATTTTTAATTTTTAATGCTACAGACACAGCCTTATCTTTAGATGAAACATCTGGAAACTATTTAAGAATTCAAGGTGTTGCCTTTACTCAGTCAACTAATAATACATTAACAGTAGAAGATTACTATAAAGAAAATTCAAACAATATTAAAACACAATATTTAGATGATGCAACAATACAATCAAACGTTAAATTAAAAAATAAATATAACAAATTAAAAAATAGTAAATCAAAATATGGAACAAAAGAGTTTACCATTGATGTTCCTTATGTACAATCACATGATGAGGCAGAGTCGTTGCTTGGTTGGATTATTGATAAAACAATAGATCCTAAAAATGCAATTAGTTTAGATATATTTGCTACACCAATAATTCAATTGGGAGATTTAATAAGTGTATATTATAAAGATATAAATGGAGAAAATGTTATAGCAGCAGAAGATAAAAGATTTGTTGTATATAATATTACATATTCAAGATCTTCAAATGGTCCAACAATGAAGATATACTGTTATGAGGTATCAGATGAGTGACGCAACCCCAAATACACCACAGATAGTTTATGATCCTAAAAATAATAATTCATTGGTTAAAGTTGCAGATCCTCAATACATCATTGTTGGAGATCAAGAAGTATCTATAGATATAATGTCTAGCATTATATTTGAAGAAATTGGTAGTCAAGAAATCATTAATATTGATAGAAATGATACTGTTTTTGGATCTACGCTTTTACATGAAAACATACAAAATAATAATAAAATTTTACAAAACTATAACTCATACACAATGGCCCCTGTGTCTGGAACATCTTATGAATATTTTAAAAACTTTACAATTGATTTAAGCAAAAAGGTGCCAGATGTTGGTAATGGCTCAAATGGTGAAAACATATATATAGACCCTTCTACTGAAAACTTAGTTATAGAATTAATAAATATAGAAAGTGATGAGCAGGTAGAGGTAAATATTTTAATTTCAGGAACTGGTTACTATGATACAATATAACTTAGGAGATTTTAATGATTACTGATAAAGGTAAAAGCATAATATCCAAATATTTGCTTGGACAAATTCCCTCATATGGTTCTTATATAGCAGTTGGTTGTGGAGCACGACCTCTAGAGCCATACGTAAGTGGAGGATTACCAGACTATTCATCTAAAACTGAGTTAGATTTTGAAATGCTAAGAGTTCCAGTTTCTTCAAAGGGTATAGTAAATGAAGACGGTATATCAAAAATTGTTCTTACTGCTGAATTACCAACAGAAGAAAGATATGAAATAACAGAGGTTGGCATTTACTCTGCAGGCTTTAACCCTATAGTAGGATCCTCAAATAGCAAATCTTTACTATCGTTTACTCAATTTGAAAACTGGAAGATTGATGGATCTACAACATTAAACTTTGTTTCGGAACCATTAGATGATCCTTTAATTCCAAACATAATCAAAGATTTTTTTACCGTAAATGCCCAATCAGTAGAGTTAGATATTTTTCAAACCAATGCTGATAATCCTATTTTTTTAAATGATTCTAGATACCTTAAAAATGAAAGATCAAGATTTTTAAATAATATGATTGTTATGAGAGGAAATTCTTCAACCCTCACTGGATCAACAGGCTCCCTTGTTGGTTCAGGAAACTTTATTCAACTATCTGGCACATCTATGGATTTGTCCAAATACTCTACATCTGACGAACTTAGATTAGCCTTTAGTGTATTAAATAAAGATGGAACTGATCCAGATATTGATACTTCCAAAATTGCAGTCAGAATTTTAGTAGAGTTTTTAGCATCAAGTGTGCCTAGTGCATATGCAAGAATGGAAGCAAGAGTTGATCATGTTAATGATAATTCTTCTTATGATTTTGACGTAAACAGGTATTTTGTTGTTAACAAAGAACTAAAAGATATAAACATAACACAAGGTTTTCCTTGGAAGTCTGTTGACACTGTTAAGGTTTATGCTCAAGTTCTTACTGGTGTATCAGTAGCAGATACTATAGATGATTCATATTATGTAGCAATAGATGCTTTAAGAATAGAAAGCAAAAATAATTTAAATCCAGCATATGGTTTAACTGGATATTCAGTAATAAGAAATGTTGATTCCCTACCTATCATTAAAAGTCCTAATACCAGCAACTACATAGAGTTTAGATTTAGTGTGGATGTTGAGTAATGGTTGATAGCAATATTAAAAAAATAACAATTCTTAAAAAAGATCTTCCTAACTACATAGGAGATAATGATAGTTTGTCTTATCAAGTAAGATATAGGGTTGTTTCTGAAGATAAAAATAGATCATCACACTGGTCACCAATATATAAATTAGGTTCAACCAGTACTTTTGATGAAGTTGGTTTTGATATTAATAATATATCAACAACAAATATTTCACACAATATTTCTATAGATAAACCAAACCATATGGCATCTATTACTTGGACGATGCCAGCACTATTAATTACAGATCCAACTCCTACAGAAAAAATATTACAAGAGCAACAGGCTTCAATAAAAAATTTTGATGTTTATGTTCAATGGAAAACAGGATTAACTTGGGGAAGTTGGACATGGGTTGGAACTTCACAAGGTGCTCAATATTCTATGACATATCCAACCACAGGACCAACACATATGAAATTTAGAATACAAAAGGTTACGCAGGTAAAGCAGGCTTTTGATGCTGCTACATATCTGATTAGTGATGAACAAGACCTTTAATGGTATAATAGAATAACTATGGCTAGAATACCTCTCCCAAATCGTGGTCAACCACTTGATGTTGCGTATATATATCAAATAGCAGATACCCTTAATACACTTTCTAATCAGGTTTCACCTTCACTTAATAAATATTTAACAATAGATACTATCTCTTCTGGAAAACAAGATGTCAAATCATCTGAAATGAGAATGGTTGGCGGGTATGTAGAGGTTGCAAATAACAGTACGGTAAATGCTGGAAACGAACTTCCATTTTCTTTAAGTTATTCTGGATTTAAATATGCCCCAATTGTTACTGCTACACCAATCAATATTGATGGAACATCCGCTGGATATGACGTATCTGTAGTTTTAAAAAATGTCACAGTGTCAAAAGTGGATGGAGTTGTAAAGTTTAAAACAAGTGGCAATGTTTCTATTGGTATAAATATCATTGCACTTGGAATACCTAATTAATGTTAAAATGCAAAAAATGTAAAGGAAGAATGTTTGTTGACAGACTTTATAGTTCACGTCTTCACTTAGAGTTATATTGTATGTCGTGTGGGGTAAGAGAATTTATGAACCCACCACAGAGCGTTATAGGAGGATCATGGCTGTTAGAAAAGGAAATCTTGAGAGCGAAGCATACAATCTCGCCCCTGTAATACCTGGTAATAAAAAAGTTTGGTTCCTTAATGGTGATTTAGTAAGAATACATCATTTTAATAAATCTAATGGAATAATGTCTGTATATAATATTAATAAAGATAGAATTGAAAGTTGTTTAATTTCTGATTTTAAAAATAAAAGAGAGCGTGCATATACTGTTAGACAAACAGCAGAACTTGTAAATAGACATAAAAAATATATGCCATCTTTAATGAGAAGAGGTATTATACCATTCCCTACTGGATCACAAAAAGGCGGGGCAAGAGGATGGCAGGTAAGATCATATTATTCTGAATCACAAGTAAAAGATATACGTGATATACTTGCTTCGTACCATATAGGTAGACCAAGGAAAGATAATCTTATTACAAACGACATTACTCCTAGTACACAGGAATTGACTAGAAGAATGGGTGATGGTATACTTAAGTATACGAAGACAGAAGATGGTAGATTTATTCCAATTTGGAACGAATCGATTAACTAGCAATAAGGAGTGGGTATGCAAGAAAACGATAGCACCAAGGTTTCTATTACTCTTGGTTATACATTAAATCTAGGCAACTTTCAATCACTAAGATTAGATCTTGGTGTCGTAGATTCTAAGAAAGACGGAGAAACTACAAGCGAAGCATTTGAAAGAGTTTATGGTTTTGTTGAAAGTAAACTTACTGAAAAAATTAATGAAGCAAAAGCAGAAATAATCGAGTAGTGGCTGAACGCAAAGACCGCATGGCTTTGCTAGGAACATACGCTAAACACCACAAGATTAGATATGGGCAACAGCCATCAATTAATAAATGGGCAGAGCAATGGTCTGCTGATGCCCTTATAGAATCATATGGTTTGGGAACTTGCTATGATCTACTTGAGTATTATTTTAAAGTAGCACAAAATCCTAGTTGGAACTATTTTGCATATAATGCTGAAAAAATTTGGAATGCTAAAATAGAAAAAGAAAAAGATGATTTTGAAAGACTAGAAAGACGACGTAAAGCAAAGGAGTGGTTAAGTGAATAATGTTGAAGCAAAAGTAATTTCTGCAGTACTACAAGATAAACAATTACATGTATTGCTTCAAAACAATATTGATAATCTGTTAAAAACTCATAATGACATTTGGAATTTTATTAGAATATATTTTGAACAAAATTCTACAGTTCCTCCAGTATCACTTGTTGTAGAAAAATTTAGAGATTTTAAACCAGCAGAAAATGTAGGATCAACCAAACATCATTTAGAAGAATTACAAATAGAATATTTAAACGATAGTCTTAAAGATATATTAAGATCTGCTGCTTCTGATGTTTCAGATAATAAGGGTGCTGAAGCATTAAATAATCTTATTACAAAAACCTCAGAATTAAAAAAGAATACATCTGCAATACGTGATATTGATGTTACAGACTTACAATCAGCAATTGCATATTTTGAAAATCTTAAAAAACAACAAGAACTTGGTTTAGTAGGAATTACCACTGGACTTCCAGGTTTTGATAACTATTTACCGTCAGGAATTATGCCAGGACAACTAGGGGTTTTTCTTGCATACCCAGGTATAGGTAAGTCTTGGTTAGCCCTGTATTTTGCCGTACAGGCCTGGAAACAAGGCAAATCTCCATTGATCATATCTCTGGAAATGGGTGAGGCAGAAGTTAGAAATCGTGTTTACACAATAATGGGCGAAGGACTTTGGTCACATAGAAAATTAAGTAAGGGCGAGATTGAACTTGATATGTTTAATAAATGGCATGCAAATAAGATTTCAGGAAAACCAGAGTTTCATATTATTTCAAACGATAGTGGTGGAGAAATCAATCCATCAGTATTACGTGGCAAAATAGATCAATATAAACCAGACTTTGTTATTGTAGATTATTTACAATTAATGAGTCCAAACCAAAGGTCTGATAACGAAACGGTACGAATGAAAAACCTTTCAAGAGAATTGAAACTCATGGCTATTGGTGAGGAGATCCCTATTATTGCAATATCTTCTGCAACTCCAGATGATGTAAATGATTTAAGCAGTGTTCCTACATTGGGTCAAACTGCATGGTCTAGACAAATTGCGTATGATGCTGATTGGGTTATGGCTCTAGGTCGTGCATCTAATAGCGACATTATTGAGTGTGCTTTTAGAAAGAACAGAAATGGATTTATGGGTGAGTTCTTAGTTCAGGTAGACTTTGATAAGGGATACTATAGATATAAAGATTATGAAGATAAGCAGTTATAATATTATGTGGACAATTATCATCATAAGCCTATTAAGCATTTCAACCTTAGTGGAACCATACACGATGATGCAGCCATTGAAAGGCTTAAGTCTGAATATGTAAAACTACTAGTATCAGAGATGAGGCTATCTGGTTACGTGCCAAAATTTGACATAGAACCTGACTTTACGATAGACTATAATCTAAAAGCCAAAAGTTTTGAATTTGAACTAACAATATACGGAATATATGTAGGAAAGAGAAAGAGTGAATGGATAGACGGAATAAGTCAGGCAACACCAATATATACACAAAAGAGCAAATCGAAAGAGTCATTGAGGGATCAGGTTTAAATATTGAGTCAGAAGTAGGCTCTGAATTTATTGTATTTTGTCCATTTCATAATAATCACAGAACTCCAGCAGGTGAAGTAAATATGAATACTGGCATGTTCTTTTGTTTTTCTTGTAACAAAATATCTGACTTAATTGAATTTGTTATGCATTCTACAGGTAGAACATATTTTGAATCTGTGAGATTTATTAAGGATAAAGAACAAAATGTGGATATTGAAAAACAAATTAATAAGAAATTATTTGTTAAACCAGACTTTGTTCAATTTGATGAATTGACAATTAAAAGATTAAATAATCAGGCTATGGAGTCACAAAGAGCAATTGATTATTATTCTAAAAGAAAAATAACTAAAGAGTCTATGCTAAAGTTTAATCTTGGCTATTCTGAAAAACAAGACATGGTAACTATACCTGTACACTCACCAGACGGTATGCTGATAGGATTTGTTGGTAGATCTGTTGAAGGTAAAGAGTTTAAAAATACGCCAGGTATGCCAAAATCTAAAACATTATTTAATCTTAATCGAGTAAAGACTGCAAGTAAAGTTTATATTGTAGAATCTTCATTTGATGCTATACGATTAGATCAAGTTGGTTTTGCAGCAGTTGCAACACTTGGAGCAACAATATCTAGTCAACAGGTAGAGTTGCTTAAAAAATATTTTAATGATATTATTGTTATTGCAGACAATGATGAAGCAGGAAGCAATATGAAAGACAGGCTCATGGAAAAACTTGGCTCTCGTGTTGGTGTAATAAAGTTAGAAAAGCAGTACAAGGATATTGGCGACATGGATGACGAATCTATAAAGAAACTTGAATTTAGATTTGACAACTCTATAATCGCTATGCTAAAATAGAATAGAACAAACAAAGGAGAACGAATGAGCGTAGTAAAGGGATTAAAAAATATCAACGCCCTGCTCGACAAACCAAAATATGAAAGTACAGGACCAAAAGTTAAGTGGTTAAAACTTGCAGATGGTCAATCAGCAAAAATCAGATTCATTGAAGAACTTGATGAAGATTCTGCTAACTATAATGAAAAACGTGGACTAGCACTAGTTGTTAAAGAACACGTAAATCCAAAAGACTACAAGCGTCGTGCTGTAGATACAATGGAAACAGAAGGTCGTGATTGGGCTGAAGAAATGCATCGTAAGGATCCAAAGGCTGGCTGGAGAGGCCGTCTTCGTTTTTACTGCAACGTTGTTGTAGACGATGGCATTGAAGCACCATATGTTGCAATTTGGTCAATGGGATTAAGCAAGCAATCATCCTTTAACACAATTCGTGAATATGCTTTAGAAACAGGAAGCATTTCAAATCTTACATGGAAATTAAAACGTAACGGTCAGGGAACTGAAACTAGTTACACATTAATTCCATCTGCTCCAGACAAAGAACCATTTAATTGGGAAGGTATTGAACCATACCCACTAGAAATGGCTCTTAAGAAAGTTCCTTATGCAGAACAAGAGGCTTTCTATTTGGGGTTTGATTCTCCATCTACTACTTCGTCAACAAACACTGACTGGTAATAGATGAGTTATGTAGGCTTACACGTTCACACACACTATTCATTATTTGATGGTGTTGCTACTCCAGAAGAATATATAGACCGTGCAGTTGATTTGGGTATGCAAGCAATTGCAATTACAGATCACGGAACCTTATCTGGGCATAGAGAACTGTATCGAGGTGCAAAAGCAAAGAACGTTAAGCCTATTCTTGGCGTAGAAGGCTATATGTGTCAAGATAGATTTGATACAAGAGACAAGTCTGAGAGAGACGGTCAACTTGATTTAGTCTATAACCATATAGTCCTTCTCGCTAAAAATAAAGTTGGTTTAGAAAATTTAAATAAGATTAATGAAATCGCTTGGACTGAGGGATATTTTAAAAAGCCAAGATTTGATTTTGAAACATTAAAGCAATATTCAGAAGGTATTATAGTAACATCTGCTTGTCCAAGCAGTGTGCTTGTTAAAGCCTTAGAAGAAAATGCCTTTGCTGTAGCAAAAAAATATATAGAGTGGTTTAAAGATACATTTAAAGATGATTATTATATTGAGGTAATGCCACATAATCCTGCTGAAATAAATAAACAACTCATTGAACTTGCTGATGAGTTTGGTGTAAAGGTAGTAGTTACTCCAGACTGTCATCATAGTTGTAAAGAACAAAGGGAAGTACAAGAATTTAAATTATTGCTAAATACTCATGCCAAGATAGAGAAAGATCATACATACGAAAAATCTAAAAAACATAAAGATATGATGGAGCGTTTAGATTATCTATATGGCAAGGATAGACAAATAACATTTAATAAGTTTGACATACATTTATTAAGTTATGAAGAGATTAAGTCTGCTATGGAAAAGCAGGGTATATTTAGAGAAGATATATATTCCAACACTATAGAGATTGCCAATAAGGTAGAAGACTATGACCTACAAGATGGTTTAGACCTATTACCAGTTCAATATAGAAACCCAGATAAAGAATTAAAAGAAATTGCAATGCAGGGTTTGAGAGATAAGGGTTTGTCAGACGATGCTGTATATGTGGAACGACTTAATGAAGAGTTGAAGGTAATTAAAGATAAGAAGTTTGGTCCATACTTTTTGGTTGTGCAAAGTATGATTAACTGGGCTAAAAAAGAAGGTATCATGGTAGGCCCAGGTAGAGGATCTTCTGCTGGCTCACTCTTATGTTATGCTTTAAATATTACAGACATTGATCCAATTAAACATGGATTACTCTTCTTTAGGTTTATTAATCCAGAACGTAATGACTTTCCAGATATTGATACAGATATTCAAGATTCACGTCGTGACGAAGTAAAAGATTATCTAGTTAGACAGTATAGACATGTTGCATCTATTGCTACATTTTTACAGTTTAAAGATAAGGGTGTTGTTAGAGATGTTGCAAGAGTATTAAACATTCCTCTATCAGATGTAAACAAGGTTTTAAAGTTAGTAGATACGTGGGATGAATATTGTACTTCAAAAACAACAGAATGGTTTAGAGAAAAATATCCAGAGGTTGAGATTTACGGAGAACAGTTACGTGGACGTATTCGTGGTACTGGTATTCATGCTGCAGGTGTTGTAACAAGTAAAAATCCAATATTTAGATATGCACCATTAGAAACAAGATCTTCACCAGGAAGTGATGAAAGAATTCCAGTTGTTGGCATTGACATGGAAGAAGCAGAGAGAATTGGTTTAATTAAAATAGATGCACTTGGTTTAAAAACATTAAGCGTTATTAAAGATGCTATAGGTATGATTAAACAAAATCATTATGTAGATATAGATCCATTAAAAATTAATATGGAAGATTCTAAGGTATATGAAATGCTTTCTGATGGCTATACAAAAGGTGTTTTTCAATGTGAAGCAACACCATACACCAATCTATTAGTTAAGATGGGCGTTAAGAATTTAAACGAACTTGCAGCATCTAACGCATTAGTTAGACCAGGTGCTATGAATACTATTGGTAAAGATTATTTGGCTCGCAAACATGGTAAACAAAATGTTTCATATGTTCATCAAGTAATGAAAGAATTTACATCCGATACTTATGGATGTATTCTGTATCAAGAACAAGTTATGCAGGCTTGCGTACATCTTGGCGGCATGACAATGGCTGATGCAGACAAAGTTAGAAAAATTATTGGTAAAAAGAAAGATGCAAGGGAGTTTGATGTTTTTAAAGAAAAGTTTGTTGAAGGTGCTTCTAAGTATGTTGCTCCTAACGTTGCTCGTGATCTATGGCATGACTTTGAAGCACATGCGGGATATTCGTTCAACAAGTCTCATGCGGTTGCTTATTCTACGCTCTCGTATTGGACAGCGTGGTTAAAATACTATTATCCACTTGAGTTTATGTTTGCTTTACTTAAAAATGAAAGCAACAAAGATACTCGTACTGAATATTTGATTGAAGCAAAAAGAATGGGTATTCCTGTTAAACTTCCACATATTAATGATTCAGACATAGATTTTAAAATTGAGGGCAAGGGGATTAGATTTGGACTATCTGCTATTAAATATATATCAGACAATATTGCTAAAAAATATATTGATGCTAGACCATTTAATTCATATAAAGAATTAGAAGAGTTTACTTTTACTAAAGGTAATGGTGTAAACAGTAGAGCACTCAATGCATTAAAGTTAATTGGTGCCGCAACTTTTCCAGATAATCCAAGAAACGATGAAGATATTCGTCACAACTTATATGAAATTTTAAATTTACCAGAGTTTAATATTACAGTTCCAGCACATTATCATGCTTTTATTAAAGACATAGAAGACTATGATGAAAAGGGATCATTTGTAATTATGGGAATGGTAAAGAATATTAAAAGAAGTAAAGGTTGGTCCAGAGTTGAAGTTTTAGATAAAACTGGTAGCGTTGGAATATTTGATGAAGAGCAGACTACCATAGAAACTGGACAAACATATTTAATACTTGTTAATGATAATAGGATTTTATCTGCAGTCCCAGTAGATCAAATTAAAGGTTCTACAAATGCTTTGGTTAAGTTTTTAAATTATAAACAACTACCTTTTACAGAAGAAGAGATGTATGTGGTATCATTTAAACCTAGAATAACAAAAGCAGGTAAAAAAATGGCATCACTAACATTAGCAGATACATCAAGAGATTTACATTCAGTCATGGTATTTCCAACATCATTTGCACAAGCATATATGAAGTTAGAAGAAGGGCATGCATATAAATTTACTTTAGGTAAGACAAAAGACGGAACCGTAATTTTGGAGGATATCAATGGTTAGCGTAGAAGAAGTATTGTCACAGTTAGATCCTAAGTTACGCAAAAGACTTGGTAATGGAGTTGGAATTAATTTTGAATATCAGCCTACACCAAGTTTTGGTTTGAATCGTGCATTGGGTGGTGGTCTTCCATATGGCAGACAAGTTTTAATTTGGGGAAGTAAATCTTCTGCAAAATCATCTATGTGTTTACAAATGATTGCTCTTGCACAAAAAGAAGGTAAGGTTTGTGCTTGGATTGATTCCGAAATGTCATACTCTGAAGATTGGGCTAAGTCACTTGGCGTAGATCCAGAAAAACTTATTTACTCACAAGCAAGAACTATCAGCGATATGGTTGACGTTGGTGTTGGATTAATGAATGCTGGAGTTGATTTAATTGTTGTTGACTCAATAACATCTATGCTTCCTGCTATTTATTTTGAAAAAGATACTGATGAAATGAAGGCGTTAGAAAATACAAAACAAATTGGTGCTGAGTCTCGTGACTTTAGTAATGCTTGGAAAATGTTAAATTATGCAAACAACAAGGTAAAGCCAACATTGTTAGTACTAATTTCTCAATCAAGAAATAATATTAATGCAATGTATACTAGTCAACAACCATCAGGTGGACAGGCTACAAAGTTTTATTCTTCCTGTGTTATTAAACTTTTCTCTTCTGAATCAGACAACCAAGCACTTAAAGGTAAAATTAAAATTGGTGACAAGTTAATAGAAGAAAAAATTGGTAGAAAAATTAGGTGGGAACTACAATTTTCAAAAACATCACCAGGCTTTCAATCTGGAGAGTATGACTTTTATTTTAGAGGGGATAGTCTTGGTGTAGATGCTATAGGTGACCTTGTTGATACTGCAGAAAATGCAGGAATCATAAATAGAACAGGGGCTTGGTATCAACTAGATGATGGTACAAAAATTCAGGGTAGGGAAGCATTTATAGACAGAGTAAGAGAGGATCTTGATCTTCAAGATATGATTAAGAATAAACTTAGTGTCTAACTATACTGTTTACAATGGCAAGTTTGTTTGCCATAAATGTAAGGCTATAGTGTTAACCTTAAGGTCTTATCCAGAGACTAAAGAGTTAACCTGGATGTGTAAAGAAAAACATTTAAGCAAGGTAACGCTAATACATAAAACAAAGAAGGACTATGAGCGAGAAGAGCGAAAGTAAAAGAATAGGTGCTAAACAGCACAAGAACTCTGGAAGAAACACTACAAAAGGTGATGCTTCTTGGAATAATTTTGTAATTGATTTTAAAGAAGTTTCAAAGTCTTTTACTTTAAATAAAGAGGTTTGGGCTAAGGCTGTAACTGATGCCATTAAGAAAAACATGGATCCAGCAATAGTTGTAGTTTTGGGAGAAGGTAATAATAAAACAAGGTTAGCAATTATTGAGATGGATATATTAGAACAATTAACGGATGGGGTATAATAGTAGTATGGAAAATATAGTATTTAATGATTTGTTTACAAGAAAAGAACGTGAAGATCTTGCTGCCATGGTTCAACATGAAATGGAAACAAGACCACATGTTTCAATTTTAGTAGATGAAAATGGTTCCTTGATAAATCAAGATGATGTAGTCATGATAGACAGAGATAATGGAAGACTCATGGCTGAGATACTTCCAACACCAGAATATATTATTGAAAAGTTAAAAACAATAATTAGAGAACAATATGGTGATTGTGAATATATTAGTACTGTATATGCAGAGTATTCTTCTAATACAGGTAATCCTAAACTTAACGCTCACTTTGATTCAAAACTTGATACAACTCTAATTGATTATCAATTGGCATCTAATATAACATGGCCGATTACAATAGATGGAACAAACTATGAATTAATAGATAATCAGGCAGTGCTTCTTAGACCATTTAAACAATATCACGGTAGACCGCAAAAAAACTTTGAAAAAGATGATTATGTAAATATGTTATTCTTTTTCTTTAAAGCACCAACGAACAGAGAATAAGGTTGTCAATAATGTTTGATCCATCAGTTTATAGTGAAGAACTAGAAAATGGTTTTGTAGACAATAAAGACTTTAAGGTCTTTTCTATTAAAGATGTTTTATTAGAAGATCATATCAATACATTAAAACATCACTATAAAAGATTTGAGCATTATTACATAACCGTAGGATATGCTGGTCAAAGAAAATGGGTAGTTCGTTATCCAGAAATAACTCAAAGACTAGAGGATGTTCTTAGTAAAAATCTTGGAGAAAAAGTAATACTAGTTGATATAGAGTTATGTATATACGCACCAGAATTTGGATATGAACCTAAACTTTATCCACATTATGATAACCATGTTCAAGATGGACAGAGAGTGACTATGTCAGTTCAGATTGATTCAAATATAGATTGGGATCTAGTTGTTGAAAATAAAAAGTACAAAACCAATCAAAATGAAGGCATAGTTTTTTCTGGTACTCAACAAATTCACTGGAGAGATAAATATAACTTTAAAAAATTAGATTACTGTGCTGCGATATTTGCACATTTTAGATATGAAAATAATAGATTGTTAAGTCCAAATCAAGAAAATATTATGCGTTATTGGGAGTCAAAATATCAAAAAGATTCAGGAATTGCTTTAGATCCTATACCTTTATCAGAACAATCATTAAATAATTGGGGCGGTAAAGAGGGGTGGACAGCAGTTGTGGATAAAGTGTTCAAGGAAGGACAATAATAATGGGATTTGATCCAGCAATTTATAATGAAGAGTTAGAAAAAGGAATTGTTCCAAATAGAGATTTTGAAGTATTCATTTATAAAAATATTATAACTGAAGAACAAAATAAACTTATATATAACGAAGTAGAAAAAGTAAAAGATAATTACATTACTCAAGACTTTGTAGGACACAGAGCCTGGACATTTCAGAACACAGAATTAGAAAAATATTTAAATATGTGGATGAGCAATCTTTTAAATGAACAGATGTTTTTAACAGAATTATCATTTGCAAGATACTCTAACGAATATGGTTATGAGCCAAAACTTTTTCCACATTTTGATACTCATGAAAAAGATGGACAAAGAATAACACTTGACATACAGTTAAACTCTACTACACCATGGGCAGTAGTTGTAGAGGGAGAATCTTTTAATTTAGAAAATAACGATGGTTTAGTTTTTGCTGGCACTCAACAAATACATTGGAGAGAAAATAAAAAATTATTAGATAATGATAGAGTTGATATGCTATTTGCTCATTTTAGATACGCTGAGCATAGGCCATGGAGCAAAGATCAAAAGTTAATTTTAGAATATTGGTCACATAGAATTAGAGAGAAGACTGGTATAGAAAGACAGCCAGTTCCAATAAAAACAAAGGAAACAAAATGATATATAAAGATGCTCCCAATGTAGTATTAGATAATTTTTTTACAGAAGATCAAACAAGAAGAATATATGATTTAGTACAAAATACTGAGCATACATCTTTTCAACAACATCTAAGTTATGTAAGTTGGCACATTAAGTTACCACAAGATATTATAGACAGTGTTACTAAAGTTGCTGAGGACATTATTGGAGAAGGCCTAGTTCTTGCAGAATATAATTTTTCTAGATATCAAAAAACAATATCTGATTGCAGAAAATTGTGGTTTAATCCGTTGTTGTTTCCACATATCGATAATGCTTTTGAAGGTAAAAGATTTACAATTGATGTACAAGTAAAATCTAATGTTGATTGGGAAATAGTTGTAGATAACTGGAAGTCTGAAGAAACATTTACACTTAAAGATAATCAAGCACTAACATTTTCTGGAACACACCAAGTTCACTGGAGACCTAAAAAAGAATTTAAAGATGAAGAATTTTTAGAGGCTTTATTTTTACATTTTGTTCCTAAGTTTCACAACTTTAAATCTGAACAAGAAAAAGAAGAAATTTTGAGTAGAAGAGATTATCAGTATGCCATTTGGGAACAAACACCTGGGGTAACTTCAAATCCAACGGAAGGTTCTTATTGATGACTAAAATGCATAATTTCTTAACAAGTTTTGATAAATATAATACCAAACTTCCAATTTATATTGAAAAACCTTTTACTGAGGATCAAGCAAAGGCATTAAGAAATGTTATTGAAGCAAATAGAAACATAGTAGTTGATGACATAATTGAATCAGACTATGAAATAATATCTGCCATGAATAGATTTTATCCTAAAAAAATTACAGTGATGTCTAGGGAATTAATAGAATTTGAATGTCCAAAAGAAATAGAAGACATCATGGACTCATACGCAAAGCCAGTTTATAAAGAAGAAATAAAGTTATGTCATTATAATTATATTAAATATGATATGCAATATGGAGATGGAAAGTATGCACCATCACTACCACCTCATATAGACGCTGATGAAAATTTGGTTACATTTAATTATCAAATTGGTGGCAATGTTGACGATTGGCAATTAGTAATTGATGGTGAACATTATGATCTTAGAAATGGTGATGCTATGTTGTTTAGTGCCGTTAATCAAGTTCACTGGAGACCAAAAAGACATTGGAAGCCTGGAGAATATGTTGAGATAGTTAGTTTTGATTATTGTCCTCCAGACAACTATAGATTTACAGGAGATGAAAATCCATTAGATAATGAGCATCATCCCGAAGTAAGAAAAAAATATATTGATGATTTAAATCAACACCCTAGATTTCAAATTAGTTGGGATCAATATCATGAAGAAGGTTTAGAGTTAGGAATAATACCACAAGATAATGGAGGATTCGGTGTTACAGGCTGAAAACAGTAAAACAACTTTAGAACAAATAAACGGTCTTGCAGAAATTGCAGAGTATATGAATGATGAAGAACTTACAACTGCATTAACCTTTATTGCAAAGGTAATAGTTAAGCCAGATATTCCAATGAATGTTGCCACAATAGAAATTGTTAGATTACAGGCAATAGCGGCAAAGATGGCCTTTAAAGCAACTTGGATGACAAATGTTGATAAAAATGATAGAGCAAGAAAGAACATATACTATACTGCTGCAGAATCAATTAATGATTTAGTTTCTGCACTTAAGTACATCACACGATAGTCTGCTATACTATATTAAAAGGATAAACATGAAAAATTTACTACAGCAAGTTATGATTAAAAAAGAAATACACAATGGTGATGTAGACTTTACTAAAGGTTTAATTGAATCAATTGAAAAGGGATATACAGTAGGATTAAAACCTAAGTACGCAAAAAAATATAGTTTTTCTCCATCAACACTTGTATGGAATCATGGCGAGTGTCCAAGATTTTGGTACTTGGCTTTTGAGGGAACTGTTTGGGAAGACAATGCAGATGCTTATGGTGTTGCAAATAGAACAGGTGGTAATTTAAGTCACGGTAGAATTCAAGATGCTTTATTGAAATCTGGAGTCCTTGCTGAAGATTTAGAGTTTGATCCAGAACCAAGAAAGTATAATCAACAAATACATCCAGCAATGGAGTTGGCTGTAAAATCTGAAGATCCTCCAATTAATGGATTTGCTGATGCTATGTTGCATTATAACGGAACTGACATTGTTGGTGAAATTAAAACTGTACCAAGTGAAGGTTTTGAATATAGAAAAATTCATAGAAAACCAAAAATGGATCATTTAAAACAAGTTCTTATTTATATGAAAGTATTTAAAAAAGATAAGGGTGTATTAATTTATGAAAATAAAAATAATCATGAGTTACTTACACTTCCTATTGAACTAAACGATCATTACCGCAGGTGGGTTAACCAGGCATTTGATTGGATGAGAACAGTTCGCAAAGCATGGGTAGATAAAACTATTCCTAAAAGGAATTATAGATCTAACTCAAAAATTTGTGCAAGATGTCCAATTCAAAAAGCATGTTCTGAAGCAGAGGCGGGAACTATTAAAATAGATTCCTTGGAGAACCTCGGTGAAGAACTGTAAGTGGTGTGAAGATAAGTTTAAAGCAAAAGTAACATATCAGATTTATTGTTCTGAAGAATGCAGGGATGCTGCAACTAAAGAAAAGATTGCTGAAAGATATGTCATATCACGCAGACAAAAAAGAATTGGTAAAACTAGAAAGTGCAAAAACTGTGGCAATGATTTATCAATATATAATGATGAACCAATTTGTACGTTTTGTTTAATTAATCCAGTAGAAGTTGTTAAGGCTTTAAAAAAAATGAGGATTATTATTAATGACAAAGAATAAGTGGGGCATTGAAATGATGCCTAATAATATTTGTGCAATAGATGCAAGTACAAATAGTTTGGCTTTTTCTGTTTATAATAATAAACAACTTGGATTTTTTGGAAAAATTAATTTTACTGGAAACACAAATTATGAAAAGGTTGGAGACGCTTGTATAAAAACTCAGGCCTTGTTTGATTTATATGATATAGATGCTGTAGTTATAGAGCATACAGTATTTATGAATAGTCCAAAAACTGCTGCTGACCTGGCCCTTGTACAGGGTGCTATCATTGGTGCCTTGAAGATTTGCGGGGTATCAACAGTTGGATCAGTCTCACCAATTACATGGCAAAACTTTATAGGTAATAAGAAGATATCAAAAGAAGAAAGAGTATTAATTGTAAATAAAAACCCTGGCAAATCAGAGTCTTGGTATAAAACATATGAAAGAAACTTAAGAAAAGAAAGAACTATAAGGTTTGTTAATACAATATATGATAAAAATATAAATGATAACGATGTTGCTGATGCTTGTGCTATAGGCCATTGGGCTATAAATAACTGGCAAAAAGCCATGAGAGTCGAGGTTTAACATGGCTTCTGGTAAAATGTATACTAGTGAAGTTTTTATGCGTAAGAGATATCTTATGGATAGAAAGTCACCAGAAGAAATTGCTAAAGAATGTGGCTGTAGTGTCGAGACAGTATACGTGTATTTGGCTAAATTTGGATTGAGGAAATCAAAAAGATGACTACAACAACTCAGCACACCATTGCTAATATTTGCGATAATATAAAGACTATGCTTATTGAAAAAAATAAATCATATGGCGATTCCGCACTTGATCCTATTAGAATATTTTCTAAAGGAAGTTCAGATGAACAAATAAAAATAAGAATTGATGACAAGTTGTCAAGAATATCCAGAGGGTCTGAATTTTATGGAGACAATGATTTGGATGACTTGATTGGATATTTAATTTTATTAAAGGTTTCAAAGGTTTACAACAAGGAGGAGTTATAAAATGAAAGATCAGTTTGACCCTAATGAAATAAGAACAGAAGAAGAAATGTACGATAATCTATTTAATTATAATGAAAAAAATAGAAATTATCAACCTTTACCAAAACAAGATGGGGTTAATTTATATGAAACCCTCAATAGTGAGTTTACAAAAACTGCTAAACAAAGTTATAAAACTTTGCTACAAAACGAAAAGGTAGAACTTCCATTTTCAAGACAGTTGACTGGATGGAATAATTTAATTGAAGGATTGTACAGAGATTCTAAAAAATTAGATGATAGTCAACTATGGGTTGATTTTCCAGAAGATGATTTTGTTCCTAACAGACAGGGTTTTAGAGCAGATGAATTTAAAAAAGATCATGAAGGAAAGCATATTCTTTTTAATGGTTGTTCAGTAACTTATGGACAAGGACTATATACAAATGAGACTTGGTCTTATTTATTATATAAGATGATATCGGAAAATGAAAAGGTCTCTGGTTATTACAACATTGGCACTCCAGGAAAAAGTATATTTGATATTGTTGCAAGTACCTTTAAGTATATAGATAAGTATGGCAATCCAGATGAAATATTTTTAGATTTGCCAGATTTAAATAGGTTCTATGCATTAAATTCAGACAGTACGGCAGAATTTGATAAACCTATGGGACCAGGAGATACATTCTATGCACTAAATGACAACTATAGACACTCTATTGTAAAGCAGGATACTACGTTGTCAGTATTTGTTCATACTTTGTATATCTATATGTATCAATATCTAATGTTTTTAGAAGTATATTGCAAATCAAACAATATAAAATTGTATTTGTTTTCCTATGTTAGAGGAACAGATGCATTCTTTAGACTATGTAATTTAGATAATTATATTGTTACTACAGATATAGAACAAATGCAAGAAATTGAAGAGGGAGTATTTAACTATACAGAAAGTCACAAAGACGATAAGTATACTATGATTGCCAGAGATGGCAGACATTACGGCACAGCGTTTCACTATGTTTGGGCTAAAATGTTGTATAACATATATAAAGGAAAAACTGATGTCAACTGAGCAAGACCTAGTTCAGCATTTAGATCAGGTAAATAAAGTTGTTGAAGAATATTTAAAAGGAAGCGATCCTACAAGGATATCTAAGCAACTTGCAATACCAAGACAACAAGTAGTTAGTTTAATTAATGAGTGGAAGGTTATGGCTTCCGCTAATGATGCTATTCGTGCTAGAGCAAAGGAAGCCTTAGTTGCTGCTGATACACATTATAGTAAATTAATAACAAAAGCATATGAAGTTATTGAAGATGCAACTACTACAGCCAACCTTAATGCTAAAAGTCAGGGTATTAAACTTGTATTAGATATTGAATCTAGAAGAATAGATATGTTACAAAAAGCAGGTCTTTTAGAAAACAAGGAATTGGCAGAAGAAATGGTTCAGATAGAAAGAAAACAAGAAGTTCTTATGAACATATTAAAAGATGTTGCTTCTGAGTATCCACAAGTTCGTGATGAAATCATGAGACGACTTTCAAGTATTGCCAAAGAAAGCGAAGTGGTTACAGTTGTCCATGATGTTTGATGATTTTTTAGAAGTATTAAAAGATAATCCATTTGAAGAAATTCCAGTAGATGCTAAAACATTTATTGAACATGAAGATTATTTAGGACAACCTGGGTTATCAAAAATTCAATATGACATAGTTGAGGCTATGAGTCAAATTTATAAAAAAGAAGAACTGATAGAACTTTTAGGTGAAAAAGAAGGTACAGAGTATTATAATAAATATACTAAGAATGAAATTATTCTCCAGTTAGGAAAAGGTAGTGGAAAAGACTTTACATCTACTGTTGCTTGTTGTTATATTGTTTATAAGTTGCTTTGTTTAAAGGATCCTGCTAAATATTTTGGTAAACCATCAGGTGATGCTATTGATTTAATTAACGTTGCTATTAACGCACAACAAGCCAAGAACGTTTTCTTTAAAGGTTTTAAAACTAAGATTGAAAAATCTCCGTGGTTTGTAGGAAAGTTTTACGCAAAAGCAGATAGTATAGAATTTAATAAATCAATTACAGTTTATTCTGGACATTCGGAAAGAGAATCACACGAAGGTTTAAACCTTTTACTTGCAGTGCTTGATGAAATTTCTGGCTTTGCTTCAGAAGTTGGAACTGGTAACGAACAAGGAAAGACAGCAGAAAATATTTATAAAGCATTTCGTGGATCAGTAGATTCTCGCTTTCCAGATTTAGGAAAGGTAGTATTATTATCATTTCCAAGATATGTTGGAGACTTTATATCACAAAGATATGATGATGTTATTTTAGAAAAAGATGTTATTGAAAAAACTCATAGATTTATTTTAAATCCAGCATTGCCAGAAAATGAAGTAGGCAACACGTTTGATATTTCGTGGGAAGAGGACGAGATTGTTTCTTATAAATATCCTGGAGTATTTGCATTGAAAAGACCTACCTGGGAAGTAAACCCAACTAGAAAAATTGATGATTTTAAATTAGCATTTTATACAGATCTTGGTGATGCAATGATGCGTTTTGCATGTGTTCCTACATATGCTTCAGATGCATTTTTTAAGCAGGCAGACAAAGTTAGAGCCTGTATGACTGGTAGAAATCCTATAGATAACTTTAAGAGATTTGATGAAGCATTTAAACCTGATCCAGATAAAACATATTATGTTCATGCTGACTTAGCCCAAAAACATGACAAGTGTGCTGTAGCAATTGCTCATGTTGAAAAATGGGTAAACGTTCAAGTTATAAAAGACTATGAGCAGGTATCTCCAATTGTTGTTGTAGATGCAGTGGTTTGGTGGGAACCTAAAACAGAAGGTCCAGTAAACCTATCAGAAGTAAAGCAATGGATTCAAAACTTAAGAAGAAATGGATTTAATATAGGTTTAGTAACGTTTGATCGTTGGCAATCATTTGATATTCAAAATGAATTAAAAGCAGTTGGAATGAAAACAGATACCGTATCTGTTGCTAAAAAACATTATGAAGACATGGCAATGCTTGTATATGAAGAAAGACTTGTTATGCCATCAATTGAATTATTGTTTGAAGAATTAACTGAACTAAAAATTATGAAAAATGATAAGGTAGATCATCCTCGTAAAAAATCTAAAGACTTAGCAGACGCAGTTTGTGGTGCTATATTTGGTGCAATTGCTAATACACCCAAAGATATTAATTTAGAGGTAGAGGTTCATACATTTGCAGATAGACCAAAGCAAGATAAGTATAAAGATGTGTTTGTTAATAATAATGTAATTAGACCAGAGCCACCTAAAGAAGCACTAGAATATCTAGAGCAGTTTAAACTAATTTGAAAAAAATGTTATAATTATACTATCTCTTATTGGGGGTAGTTATTAAATTAACGCTTTTAGGACTCTTCGCAGAGCAATCTTTGTCTTTGTAGTAGCAACAATACTACTTCTTTCCTGCACGCCACAGCAGGCTCATGCAGAGGCAGCACCTTGTGATACCTATCAGGTAAACGGTGGAGATCAAGCCTTTTTAATGAACTTGAATACCCCTCTTAAATGGGGAGACACAGTTTACACAAACAATATTTATGTAAGTCCAAAAGGAACTATTACATTTGGTGCAGGAGATTATACATTTTGGGATTACCCTGCAACCCCATCTATATCAATTGGATCTTTTGATTATCATGCATTTCCAAATAGTGCAGCAGGTGGATGGAGTCCAGGATGGGGTTATGGAAATAATTTATATGTTAGATATGGATCTACGGCA